AGACGTCTCCGGTGATCAGGCCACGCATGATCTCAGCAAGGGCCGGAATGTCCCGGCGCAAGTAGATCTCCAGCAATTGGGCCGCCTCGTCGTGGACTTGGATATCGAAGTCATCATCGCGCGTCATCACCACCTCCGCACACGCCAGCAGCTCATAGGTCTCACGATATTTGTCCATGACCTGCCTTGCCGCCAGGATCATCTTATCACCGGTCATCTGTCCTCCTGGCAAAGGTGGCCCCTTCAAGTTTAACGCAAAGGCTCCCCGGAGGGAGCCTTCATTCATTCAGGTTCGTGGTTGGACACCGACCACTCAAGCTCTCGGCCGCGGCCCATCTCCAGACGTCCAGGTCAACGGCCTCGCCGCCTCGACCGAGATGATCGGCGAACGCTTGGACTGACCCTGTTGGCTAGACCCGTAGGCCGACTGCGACTTGACCGCTTTATGCCCGAGCGACAATGCCGTCCGCTCCTTGTCGCCGTCGGCCTTCAGATCGCTACTGCCGGCATGCCGGAAGGTGTAGGCGTTCAGGCGCTGGTCCCAGCCCATCTTCCAGCCCAGGATTTCCAGGTCTTTGTCCAGGGTCTTCCGGTTGCGAGAGTAGTCCATCTCGTCATCGGTCATGCAGCTCACAACGGCCTTTCCCGCGGGCATCGTGGCGTCGATCTCGAGGATCCGGTATGGCTGGCCAGCACCGGTCAGCTCGGAGCATTTCGCACCCTCGATCCGGACGAATACCGACCGGCCGACCTTCCGGATCGACACGCCCCTCTGCAGCTCGGCCGGGCGCACCCCTGACGCCCAGAGCAACGCCACGGCCATCCTCGAGGGAGCGGAAGCCAGGCGAAAAGCGTCGGCTCGCCAGTCGTGCTCGCCGCTAGGAAGACGATGTTTCATCGTCTGCTTCTCGGCCAACCCCGCAGGCTTTTCGGCTTTGTCGACCTGATCATACATGTCGAGACTTGCCGCCAGCATTTCGACGAGACGAGTGAGTTTCGCCTCGACATTCTCGCCCTCTTTACCGGCATACCCCTGGTCATAGATGCGCACCAAGGTGGCATAGATATTCCGGATCATCATGGCATGCTGGTATTTGAGGGCAGCCCGAAAAACTTTCCAGGACCGACCGGGGATATCGACAAGCGGATCCTCTTTCTCCGCTGTTCTCGCATAGATCAGCTTGTATGTCTTGATCGTCGATGCTGATCTTTCCGCCTGAGCATGCTCAAGCGGCCCCCTCACCCGTTCCTGGACCTCATCAAGAACCGCCTTCAATTTTTGGTTTTTCGCGTCCATCAGGACCTCCCTCTTAACTACGTCCATCCCCGGTTATCCCTACCGGCAGTCCCCTCTGGTTAAGATGTGCGGTTTCTGCGAAAACCCAAGCATATTTCGCCTAATTTTGCGAAATAATGCTTGACGCTCATTATCGCCTCGTGTATGCGAGAACTGTGCGCTTGAGAATTTTTTCTCAAGCCGCCTTTTCATGCGAACATCCTGGCTGTATAGTATTGCTGTAATCGAACAGCAATGCCGGAGATTTCCATGCTCGATCGTCAAACTGCAGTCGTGGAAAATCTCGACTTCCTTCAGGATTGCGATCCCACCAAACCGACCAAAACCCCGTTCCCTCCGGACGGGGATAACGGCTCGCTCATGTGGCCACTCCGCGTCTATGCGACTGAAGAGGACGGCGAGAAATTCGCATGCGAAGTCCTGGATTATCTTCGCGCGATCTCGCATGAAAATCGCATTGCTGTTCTTCGATCGATCACTGCTGCGCAGATCGACGCAGGCATGTATTCACCTGCCGTCTTCGGTTATATGACAGTGATCGCGGATCACCTCTCCCTGGACTGATCGATCATATAGACGAGCAGATCGACATCTCCCGCCAGGAGTTCATCGAGTCGGAACGGGGTCGACTCCGGTATATCAGGGGTCTCCCCACCCTCTTCGGCGATCCTGTTCAAAGCCTTCTGTCGCGCCGTTTTCCAGATTTCATCCATGTCAATATAGGCGGACATGGAAGGCCCGTAATCATCGCGCGCGGACCCGATCATGTCCACCGCATCGCGAGGCCCTTTCCCATCTGTCACGATGGCGATCAGCGCCTCGACAGCATACTTGATTGTGGTCTCGACAAGATTGCGCAGTGCGACGCCGAGATCCTCGATCTCGGCGGCCACATACTCGACATCGATCCCGGCCAACGCGGGCGACCCGGCCAAGTCACGCAACTTCCAGGACTGGTCCATCGCCCATCCGTGAAAATCGTCACGGTATAGCGCAGCCAAATCCGTCATCGCGCCACCCCCCTCATGTCGATATCCGGGACGATATCACGCCCCCGGCATCACCGCCACGCCTGGTCCCACCTCTCGACGATCGCCTTCACCGCCCGGATCTCGTCAAGGATCTCCTGGCTGGCCTCCACCGTGATCGGCTGAATCTCAGGTCCGACCTGCTGATCTTGCCTCTTGAGATACCCCCGTAGCGACACGAGGATGGCCAGACCGGCAAACCCGCCGGTCAGATACTGGGCCCAGGGCGCATCGATTTTCCCGATCAGACCCAGCAAAGCAATGATATCCGGCATGCATCACACGAGCCTTTCCGCGCGGCGACGCCGCGCATTGTCGTCTGCGAGACGCGCTTCCGATGATGCCCGGTGGCAGATGTAGAGCTCCCCCACCAGGAGAGGCGGCAGGAGAGCAATGCCGATCAGCGGCCCGGCCGCATCAACGACGCCGAAGGCCAGCTGCAGATAGATGACGCCCGAAAGACCAGCTGTCACCGCCCTCATATGTGGCGTCGGCCGCCAGGCGCCATTGATCGTCAGGGCGATCAGTCGGACCAGTCCGACCGTCACCGCGAACGCGGCCCACCCGTCCAATGATCCGATCGACCGCAGGGATTCGAGATACCTGTCGCGCCCCGCTTCGGCGAGGGCGCTGTTCTCGAGCATGACCGCGGCCCCCAGGAGGACCCCGAACGACAAGGTGCAGGTGGCCGATGTCCATTCCATGACCCGGCGTGGAAAGGTATCCCTGAAACGATGGGCGCTCATTTCGCAACCTCATCCTGATTGTTCGGCTCGACCTCCACCGTCCCGGAAATCGCCCCCACCACCTTCGGCCGACCGGCCGGCGTCGTGGTCTTCGTCCGCAGCCAGAAATTCACGACCGCGACAAGGAGGGCGTAATGCGGCAGAAACTCAGGCGGGATCAGAGCTTGATATTGCGCCTGCGCCTCCACCTCCTGGACGGCCTGTGCGACCACGTCGAAAAGCGGCGGTCCTGCCGCGGTGACGTTGAAAATCAGCGTGCGGAAGCCCTTCACGGCTCCCAGAATCCTGGTCAGGCGCAAAGCAGGCCCTCCTCTTTCATGTCATTGAGACGGTCGTGCTGGCAGAGATATGCCTCCGCTCGGATTGCCTGCTGGCGGGACCGGCTGGCGTAAAGCAGACCCGCGATCGCGAGCAGCAGGACCCCGATGATTGCTGTCTGCGGATCGAGCTGGGAGAGCACAGGGATATCGACCCCTGTCAGTTCGGGGCTGATCTGCCCTGCCCCACCGGCCGCCGCGGCGCCGCCCGAACCGGCCGCGGCTGATCCCGCGGTCTGTGATTTCCTGGCGGCGTCCTCGCCACCGACGACGAGCGCCTTATGTGCCTCGTCGACACTCCTGGTTTGGTCGAGGACAGCCATGGAAACGCCGGCCGCTTCGACCTCCGCAACCCTCCGCGTCCAGCCCTTCCCGAATGTCGTCCAGGTCTTCAGGCCACGCAGGAAGCTCATGCGCGCCGCGCAGGCCGATTTGATCGCATTTACCGTATTGACGCTGTTTGCCCGCTTGAGGGTTTTCGGCCCGACCTTGCCGTCGACATCGACGCCGGAAAAACCGATGGCGCCTTGCAGCCACTTCACGCCACGCGCGACGCCAGAGTTTACGGCCGGATCCATCGTCACCAGGTCGATCCCCGCCGGGAGCTCGTCACCCTTGATCTTTGCCCAGTAGTCCCGGCGATAGATGGCGCGGGCCTGCTCCTTCGTGAGCGCCCGGATATCGACATTCGGGTATGACCGCTTCGAGATGCCGTATTTCGTCTCGCCGCCGGGGTCGGACTTGTGATTCACATAGCCGCCCTCGTGGCGGAATAGCTCGTCCATCACGAGCTCGAAATTCTCTTTCATGGGGCGAGCGCTCCTCAAGGGTATCTTGAGTGATATGCGCTTATTTCTCGAAATTTCATCACATGAAAATTGGAAATTAAAGCGATATCCTCATGCTGGGATCAGGAGATTCCAGGAAATCCGGTGGAAAATCGAAAAACACGGAGGTCGCTCCGCCGGGCGAGAGAGTCTGGGTTCGCACGGCCGACGAGGTCAGGTTCTCGAGGCGCAACGTTTGCGGCTCGATGAAATCCTGGATATCGATTCCGGCCGAGAAATATGCTGACATCGCGCCCGACGTCTGTGGGAAAGTCATCTCTGCCGAGCCTGGTGAAATCGGGAAATTCCCGCCCTCGAGTGGGTGGATCATTTCGGTGTCGACGATCCCGAAGGGTAGCGCCGGGGCATCAGGATGCTCCATGTCGAAGATGCACAGATTGATCAGGTCGTAACCACCGACGAGCTGAGGATGCCAGGACATGTGGCTGATCTTCGAATAGTCGACGCCAGCGGGTGCGCTGGCGGACATGTTGTGGATCCCCGAGGCAATCTGGACCCCATCGAGCCATACGGCATATTCAGCGACGGCGGGGTTGGTGACATCGAGATACATCTCGAAATGGCTGTCAGCGGCCGTGGTGATATCTGTGATATCCGAGAGGGCCGTGCGGCTGAGGGCGGCGTGGTTGGCACCTGTTCCGGGCAAATAAGCCACCTGAATCCGGGGACCGGAGAACCCCTGAAGGGCAAGCGGAGAGGAGACAGCCACCGTCCCACCTGCGACACCGATCCGGCCAGGATGAATAAATCCGCAGAATCTTCCATATCCGGTAGAGGAAGCGGATCCGATATTCGTTCCCACGGGACGCAGGCTGAAAGACGCCATCACCTTGCCTGTCGCCGGAAACTCGAAAATCACGGCATTCCGCAGATGCAGCTGCGCCGCATTACCCGACGGGATGGTCATGTGCAGCGACGGGGCTCCGTCGGGCCCCTTGTCAGACCTGGTCGCGGTGATATTGGCTGGAGCGCCAGTGACCTCGCCCGTTGTCTGGACGACATGCGGCGGCTTCGTTGCGGCCGACCCGTCGAAGCCCCAGAACCCCTCGGCGAAGACCAGCCCGTTACTCATCAGGCAGGACCCCGAGATCGAGATGGACGGATGCGACGCCAGGCTCCCCCGTCGGATAGGCGGAAACGCAAACCCCGACGGGATCCCCCTGCCCGACCGTGATCGCCCCGTCCACGGCATGCAGAACCGTCCCGGTGAGAATCTCCGGGTGATCGACCCCCTCGGGAAGATTGACGGTCGTGCCAATCACGCCGCGCCGCAGGCACTTGAGCCCCTCTTGATGCTTGACGACAACCAGGACAGGGATGCCTTCAACAACCCGGAACTGCCCTTCCTTCACGCCCTCAACGAGGGGAGGTTCGATCCATTCGCTCTCAGCTGACATCTTGCGCGATCTCCAGGGTCATGGCGTTGATATCCGCGTCCTCATGGGACTCGGTCGGCAGGAAGACGGTCGTCGCGAATGGCCGTGGCGCAATCTCGACGCTGGCCTCTTTCAGGGACCCACTATCGAAAACCCGCGCTTTCAGCCGCTCGGTATCGACGTGATCCTTGATGTCGAAGGTGAGACCGATCAGCGAGCCGATCGCTGGCCGGGCATCCACAGCACGGTCGTCGAATTCGAAGCTCACGAACTGGTCGTCGATCAGTAGCCCAAGGTCGGGATCGATTTCCGGCTGCGCAAGGTTGCGATCGACGACGATCGACCCGATCCTGTCCCCTACATCGCCCCCGTCATAGATGATCAGGTCGCCCAGATGGGTAAAGTTGCCTGTCTGTGCGGCGATCGTAAGTCCGGAGACCGCGGACCGATCCAGACCGACAGGAAGCCCCGCAAGGTTATTGTCGGAGACATCGTCGACGACGAGGACGCCGTTGATCCATGCTTTTGAGCGGGTCTGCGCAGGGTCGGTCACGTCGATCTGCATCTCGATATGCATCAGACCACCCTCTGTGAAGGCGAGGCCACCCTGGTAGAGGACCACAGCGGACAAGGGCGTGGCACCGGCCGCATTGGTGACATGCCGCCCGAAGATCGGACGCCTGGCGGTATCGAAAGCAAAAAAGAGCGGGCAAGGATGGCAAGCCGTCACCACGCCGTCACTCACGGGAATCTGCCCATCCCAGAGGAAGCCAAGGGTGCGCGCGAAATAGGAGCTCGACGTCGGATTACCATGGGCGGCGACGGTGCCGGACGGGCGCAGGTGAAAGCTCACCCCGACTTTCTTCAACGGAGCAAAGGACGCGACATGCGCCTCGGTTGCCCTACCTTGATCAGTGTAGGCTGTGCGCAGGCCGAGGCTCGCCCGGCCGCCAAAACCTTTCGTGCCGAATTCGGCATACTCGACGCCGCGACTGCCATTCCCGAACCGCTCGAATGATGGCGGCTGCTGATGGGGCACCGTGCACCCCTCGAAATCCTCGGCAAAGATGAACTTGACCATTCAGGCCTCTCTTTTTCTTGCGATGACAATCCCGGCTGATACGGCGTTCGCCGGCGGCGGACCCGACCAGATCGGCGTGATGATCGATGTTTGTGTCAGGGGGATCGACGCCGACGCATCCCGGCAGATGGGGTGCCGGGAGATCTCAAGGAGGCGCGGAACGGCGGAGGATCTCTCGATCGCCAGCGCGTCAGCCGCGCGAAGTGTCGTGCTCTCTGCGGCTTGCCGGTAGATGGACATCACGGATGTGCCGATCATCCGCGGCGCCGCTTTCGTCTGCGCCAGGGCGATCAGGCTGACACCCGTCATGAGCAGGCCTTGCACGCTCACCGGGCGCACGGCCAGGACACCCCACGGCACCATCATCAGGCAAGGTCCCCGACAAGCAGGAAGGCCCCGCCGCCAAGAGGCATGAGGGAGGCCGTCGAATTGGCAACCCTGGTCTTCATTTTCCCATCCACGGAATGGATGTTGACCTGCGCCGTCGCTACGAATTCCACCTGGCCCTCACCGCCCTGCCAGACCGTCAGTGGACGTCCATCAAGGCTGAAAGGGACAGTCAGCTGGACAGGATCCTCCGCTTCGACTCGGATGACCTTTCCGCCCTCCATGTCGTCATTCGTCAGCTGCCGACCGGCGGTGATCGTCGAGACACGATAGAGATCGTCGTAATCCTCGCGCAGCGTCAGAACATCCGCTTCCAGCCCGGAAATTCCCGTCTGCGCCGTGGAAAGCCCTGTCCCGATTTGCACGACCTCGTCGCCAAGGTCATTCACTTCCGCATTGAGTTGCCCCATCTGGGTGCCAAGAGTTTCCGTCTCTGAAAGGGCATTGGCGGCTGTCGTCTCGACTGCGTCGAGACGATCATCGAAGCCCGAGACGACCGTGATCAGGGATTCCACCTGGCCGGAGACGGTGCCCAGGTCGGCGGTCAGGGAGGCGATGGATTGCGTGGCTGTCTCAAGCTCGCCGGAGACGGCGCCGACATCGGCCTGGAGCGTCGCGACCGCGTCCGATGCGGCACCCGCAGCAGAGGCGACATCGGACAGTTGCCCGCTGATAGCGTCGACGCTGCTCCCCAGGTTCTCGACAGCCGTCACCAGGGAGGGCAGCTGGTCGGAAATCCACTCCGACCCGGTCCAGCTGAAGATCCCGCCCGCCGCAACAACCCAGGCCCGCATGCCAGGATAGACTGGCACATATTGCCAGGCGCCAGCATCGCGCGCGGCGATCTTCCCGGCATCGGGGCCAGCGGTCATGATATACATGGCTCGTTCGGCCGGTGTCGTCGGCAGGGTCGCGACCATGTCCTCCACGACCGGCCAGGCATGGACGGAAAGGCGCAGGAGGTTGGCATCCATCCCGGCGTTCCATCCGTCCTGTCCGTAATCCCAGAAGCCGGTCAGTCCGGCGCCGGGGAGGGTCCTTTCAGCCATGGGCCATCCTCACAATTTTAAGGGATATATTGCTTGAAATGTGAAATTACAACGAAGCGGAACCACCGTAATACATGCCGTAATCCTGGCCGTATCCGGTCGGATTGCGGACCTCGATGCCCAGCATGTGGTTCTGCTGACTCTCGGCCGCGATCCGGTCGCTGCGGACGGCGACGCCATTGACCATGTCCATCTCGTAGAGGCGGGAACCTACCTCCAGCAGGTAGGCAGTGATGTCGTCGCGATCCGAGCCGGGCTTATCCAGCCGCACACCGAACAGCGTGCCCTGAAGGGCAAACCCGCCAGAGATGGCCTCCTCTTCGTGCAGGAGTTCCATCTCGGTGTAGGGCGTGCGAACGGATCCCGTCGCCAGCTCTGGAGGCGTGGTCACATGGACACGGCGCCAGACCCGGATGAAGTTGACCTGACCTCCTTCCGGTGCGATCGCGTCATCGTCCCATGCAGCGGCAGCGGCGTCCTCATAGCGCCTGTTGCGCGATTTGAAGGTCACAGACACCCCGGAAGGCTCCGACAGGAGCACAACTTTCCCGAACCGCACCGAGCCTGGCCCAAGAGGACTGCCGCCCGCGACATCCATCCGGACCCCCGCCGGGCGGATCGGTCTTTGCGTCCGATAGCCGCACACAGCCACTCCCGCTCCAAACCAGGCGACCGCCTTGCCGTTAGCGTTTTCTGGGCGTTGGATAATCCGGACACCACCGAAATTCTGGGCGAAGGCGGGATCTGCCGTGGAGTCGATCAATCCGAGCGGCGCCGGGAGAGCACCCCTCTCTATATAATAGACCCTGTCATCCACGGAGATCGGCGCGGGTGTGGTGTCATATGCACCGCGCGAGACGGTTACAGTCTGCCCGTCGATCGAGACGATCCGCATCCATTCCTCGGGGTAGACATAGTCGACGCCATTCCTGTCAGATCCAACTCTCCACCCTGCCCCACCGTCAAACACGACCGATGCGGCGCTTGCCATGGCGTTCGTAAACTCTCGCCGCCGCCCTGCCTCATGCCAGGAGGGGGCAGTCCCGTCGGGGAGGATGATCTCACCATGGAGTTCGAGCGCCTCCGGGGCTTTCGCGCGCATATGGCCAAACCCGGAATAGAGATGGACGGGGGCTCCTGTCTGCGCATCATAGCGCAGACCAGGGCCGTTCTGACCTGCGGGCTCGTTCACCAGCTGAGAGCGGAGATGCGCCGTGCGCGACACCAGAAGGTAGTCGCCGGCCGAGAAGTCCGGCGCATTGATACCGAAATCGATCCCCGTAATGTCGATCGTGCTGATTGCCTCGGCTGGCAACGCCACCATCATCCTGCCGGAGGGCGTGGTTTCGACGGTGCCCGCCTCTTCGTAATCGAGATAACCGGTGCCGACTCCCTTGGCGATAGCCATCCTCTCCATCCTGTCGGGGGATCCGGCAAAGAAGAGCGGAACAGCCTCGCCGGTGTCGTCGAGGCTGACGATATCGGAAATCTCGGTGCCGGCCGCCGCGATGACGCCAAAGGGGGCGGGCGTGTAGAATGTCGGGAAAATCCTGGATGGCGGGGACTCCCGGCGCCAACGGGATGACGACATGGCTTCCGACACCTGCACGCCGACCTGCGCGTCGGAGAAGACGTCGTCGACGGCGGTCACGCGGACCCTTTGGTCTGACAGCTTACCGTAATCGATCGGGAACAGCCTGGCACGCATCACCAGGTCCTCTTCGGGCCAGCGCACGGTCACGACATCGAAAGGCTTCAGCTTGAGCCCCTCTCTGCCGATGATGAAATCCGCAGCCGCCACAGGCTTCGAGCGGGTCTTGAGCTCGCGCTTGGCCACGGAAACGGCGACGGATTCCTTGCGCAACCCGTCAAGCCGCAGCTCGCCAGAGACCAGGCCGCCCCGGATCGATATCCCGGCATCATTCTGGACGGAGACGCTTTTCGACTGGCCCTTCAGCGTCGAGGTCCATTTCGCGACCATGGCGTTGACAGTGTCTCCCCAGGTCTGGCGGCGCAGCTCGACCAGATCGGCATTGTCGGGCGTGATGGTGATGTCCGGACGGTAGCAATCCGTGGCATCCGGCCCGTATTCCCCGCTGTCCGGGATCTTCCCGCCTCCGACAGACCGGTAAAGCCGCAACTCCGCATCCGATCGCAGCAGCCGCACCCCCCATTTGCCGCTATCCGGATCGAGATAGAGACCGCCGCCGATGTGGTCGCAGATCTTTCCTGCGAAGGCGCGCCCCGTGGTCTTGGTGTCCCATGTCAGGGTGATGCCGAGCTTCTCGCGCGACAGGACGCGGGCCGCGCGGATGAAGGAGTGCAGATCGACCCTGTCTTCCGGCATCGCGATACCGAGCATCCGGCTGGTCAGGACCTCGTAGAGCATGGCGGCCGGGTTTGCCTGCGGCAGATACCCCTCGTCCTCACCGATCATCAAAACCTGGCGTTCGTCCTCAGAGACATTCGGCGGGAGCTCGCGCGCCAGGGCGAAGGCCCGCGGCCGACGGATCATCTTGAAGCTCATCGGGGGGAGCCGGGGATCGTTCTGCCCCCATAGAAAGCCCCTCCCGGAAACAGCCTGGATCGCGGCCGAGGCGGCCGCGATGATGCCGGGCTTCGGCTTTTTCTTTTCGGGAATGGTCCCGCCGTAAAAGAAGAGCGATGCCACGCCGCGGAACCCGGGCGCACCCTCCGGGGGGAGGCCGAACCGCGCCGCCATGTCGGACGGGATCACCTGATCCGCATGGCCGGGGAGCCAGGCCACAAGGCCGGACACGCCACCGGCATGCTGATCGCCGCCGAAGAGTTCGGGCTCGTGGATCTTCAGGATCGCGGGGCCGCATGCGATATCGTCCCGCTCGCCCCATGGAGTCGGCATGACCTCTTCGGGCGAGTTGAGCGCCTGCATGAGCCCAGGGATGCGCGGCAGAACGAAGTCGATATCGTCCTCGTCCTCCTCCGCGCCCGCCCTCGAGGGCGGCCAGGCGATCTTGTCCTTCACACGGATCTCGACGAGCGCGTCCACCGGCCCGAGGCAGACGCCGCAATGCATCGACATATTGTAGTCGACAACCTGACGCCCCGTTTTCTTGCTCTTGACCGCTGTCATGGCCCCGTCTCCGTCCTGGATGCTTCCGCCTCGGCCAGATCGCAGACCCGGTTGGCAAGCCCGTCACTCAACCGGCGCAACTCCGAAACCGGCACGCCCTCCCCGATCCGGCGCCAGTCCAGCCCATGGGCCGCGCAGTAATCCTTGAAACCGCCTCGGCAAAACCTGGCCTCCCGGATATGCCGCATGTGAACGAGAATTTCTTCAGCCATCAGGTTTTCGCTCCTTCCATCGGGACCTTCCGTCTCCGGAGGGATTTGTCGCCAAACCAAAGGATGTTCGGGCTCGAGAAAATCTCGGAGCCAGCGAAATACGGGATCGCATTCACGCTATCGACCGTGGGCTCTTCCCATTCCTTGGGTTCTTCCTCTTCCGGCCGCTTCGTGAATGCGGAGGAAAGGAGCGCGCCTACAATCGTCAGGCCGAGGCCGATCATCAATTCCATTGGGCAGGCCTCAACCGATGAATGATTTGTGAATGGGATATTCGAACGGAATCCATGGGAACCCGCCGAAATTCTGGATATTGCCGAAAACGTCGCCGCAACTCTCCATCGTGCGCCCGCAGCCCTTGGCCACGGTAATCCGGTCTCCGACAGAGAGGTCTGACGGGGTTGTATTCAGGCTGATCCGCAGACCAGGCTCGGTGAGGCTGATCAGGAAACGCTCGGCATTGACGACCTGCCCGATGCGATCGCTGTTATCGGGATGCCAGGTGGCGGTCCCTCCAACATAGAGCCGCGCGCTCTCCGTTGTGACGGCCCCAAGTGTCGGCCTGATCTCTACCTTCGCAATATGGGACCAGCTTCCATCGGGCTGCTCACCCTTTTGCAGGACGGATCTCACCGTGCCGACAAGGGTATGATCCGCCTTCACGGCCTTGCAGGCTGGACCGTAAAGGACATGCGGGCAGGTGTGGGACCAGTTCCTGGTCAGGCCCTGCCTTCTCAAGGAGGATGTCAGCGGATCCAGTGCGAGCTCGAGTTCGCCTGAGGCGTTGGCGGTCGAGGTGGCAACGATTCCGAGGAACAGCACCTTCGGTTCGCTGATACCGATGCCAGGGACGAGCTCCCCGACGATCAGCTCGACCTCGACGACCTCGGGGACATCGCGCAGCACGGTGCGGGCGGTCTCGCAATCCCGCGGAATGACGATCTTGATGCCGCTTTTCTCGACTGTGCCGTCGGCCTTGATCGACGGGTATGACAGCGGGGTCGCGGAATAGGTCATACCGTCATGGGAAATATCCCGCTCGGCCGAGGTAATCCCGAGCTGACGATCGGAAAACCGGAAGCGCAGCAATGCCACCGGCCGACCTGAGATATATCCTTCTGCAATCGTCATGCCCTGTATTCGACCAGCTCTCTCAATCTAATTTCACAGGAGATATGAATATCGGTCGAATAATCCAACACGACGGAATCGCTCGCGAGCCGCCATGCCGAAACATTTTTCACATCGGCTATGCCGTTTATTGTGAAGTCCATTTCTGCAACCAGTGTTCCATCCGCCAGATGCGCGGAAATCAGATCGAACGCGACGACATCGCGGTTCGCCACAGTGGTGATATCGACCGCCAGGCGCCGCGCGAAAACGCCATAGCTGCCGTCCTTGTTGCGGACGACGATCCGTTTCGGTCTACCCGTTCCCGTCTGGAATTGCCCTCGGTCCAGGCCCGTCGGGAACCGGAACTGCCAGTATGGCGTCAGGCTTCCAGGGGGCGAGATCGCCGCGAGAGACGGGAAATCCTGCACAGAGGAGAGGCACCCGAAGGGGCTGAGCTGGCCTTGGGCGTAATCCAGGAAATCCAGCAGGGTGCCAGCCTGCTCCCGATCCATGGTCTGGATCTTCAGCGTGGCGATCCTTGCCCCTGCCCTTTCCCTGACCAGGTCCTGGCGGCGACCGATCTCGTAATCGATCGCATCGACGGCGCGCGAATAGGTGATCGACATGTCGTCGACCCAATTGTGCGGCAACGGCAGGAGCGGGTATTCGGGCAGTCCCTGCCCTGAAGCCAGGTGGAAAGCATAGGACTGGTGGAGTTCCGGATCGAGGCCGGGGAGGCTCCTGGCGCGGAGATTGACGCGCAGGTAGCCACCAGGAAGCTCCGTGGTCTCGATTTCATCGTTGAGCGTCACGGCGGTGACGGTGACGATTTCACACCTCACCGGGTCGAGCCCCGAGGGGAGGTCCCTGTCCAGGGTGACTGTCGCGCCATCCACGGCAGCGAGCATCGCCACGGCCTCGCGGCCTGCGGCGTTGATCTGGACGCGCATCCCCGCACCGAACCGGGCGGCCCGATCCAGGGTCAAAGTGCGACCGGCGGCGGAGAAGATCCACGCGGACGCTCGGAAGTCCTGCAGGTATATTGGCTTGCCGATGTTGGCATCGAGGTAGCGCCGAACCCTGCCCGCCTCTGCCTCATTCCTCAGGGTCAGGTGCTCGAATTCGACGGTCATGCGCGGCGTCTGCCGCTCAGCCCATCGGTCTTCATAGCCGGAGCGGGACCGGTGAATCCCGGTCCGCCAGGCGTATTCGACGCGGGGGCGTTCGCCCCAGTTGCAGCGGAACGGGCTCGCGAGAATATCCATAATCACCCCATCAAGGCTTTGAGCTGAGCGCCGTTCGCCGAGACAAAATTGAGGAAGGCGCGCTGACCGGCCGCTGTCGACAAGCCCTCCGAGAAGAAGGAAGCCGGGTCGAACGCGTTGACGATCTTGACGTCGCCCACTCCTCCATTACCGCCAGATGCCGCCCCATCCAGGGCGGCGCTGACACGCTTCGATCCTTCCTGCGCGGCGCGCAGGTTTGCCGAGAGGTTGTCGGCGTTCCGGCCGGAAATTCCTCCGGTGTGGTATTTCATGACCCCTTTGCGGAGCATGGCGCCGATGGAATTGTTGCGATGGCGCGGGTCGTCCTCGGTCAGGACTTCCTCCCCCTTGAGCAGCAGGGACAGCCGCTCATTGGGCTTGGGGTTGAGTGCGCGCTGGAGGAAATCCTTCGCGGACATGCCCTTCATGTCGCCGGCGATGCCGCCGTCGTGATGGATACCACCGAGACCCTGCCCCGTCATCAGGCTGGTGATGACATTGCCGCCCGCGCTCCCCATCGGAGCGTGGATACCAAGAGCAGCCAGGACCATCCGCGCCACCACGGCTTTGACGATCATCATGCCGATATCGACCAGGATCTGGCCGACAGCCGTTGCGACAGCACGTCCGAGAGATTTGAAGGCATTCTCGCCCGATGCGATATCCTGGGCAAATTGCTGGATCGCACCGGAAATATGCCCGGTCAGCATGTCGCCGAAGCTCTGGATGCTGTCACGGTAGTCGGAAGCGGCGACGCCGCCGCGGTCGATTTCGTGCCGAAGATGCTCAAGCTCGGCTACGCGGTCACCGGCCTCGGGTCCGCCGATCGCCTGCCAGAAGGCGATTGCATTGCCGATCGCCCTCTCCAGCTCGCGATTGACGTCATCGAGTTGGGAAACGATCCCGAGTTCGGCGTTGCGATCGCCATCCTCGCGGGCCTCCTCGAGGCGCGACATGAGGCGCTCACGCTCAGCCTGTCTGGAGGAGAGCTGCTGCTCGATCCGGTCCTGCTTGTCCTTCTCAAGCGTCGTCGCGGCCTCGATGCCATGCAGGCGCATGGCACGATCGACCTGGGCCTGCTTGTCGGCCTCGGACATCTTGACGCCGGAGCTCTCCTCACGCTTCCGGATATCCTCGAGGACCTGGGCGCGCGCGATCTCAGCCTCAACAGCACGGGCGCGATCGGCGTCTCCGCCACGCCTTGCGTCCTCGGCGGCCTTCGTCAGCTCCGCGATCTTGATGTCGAAATCCGCAGCGCGGAGGAGCTCGCCGTTCTCCTTGCCGAAATCCCTCTGCTTGTCCGCGTCTTTCTCGAGCTTGGTCCTGGCCTGCCTGGCCTTCTCGAGATCCGCCGCTTTCTCGACGGCAGACCTGATCTCTGCCAGGGAGGCATCCTTGCTGAGGCCGGTCAGCTGCTCCAGGGAGTAGCCGCTCTCTCCCGCCTCGCGGCTGATCCGGTCGACCTCGGTCGCGATCGCGCGCGCGAAAACCTCCGCATCAAGGAGATCCCTGGAAGAAAGCTCGCCCTTCACTGTCTCGAGCGACTTGTTGTAGTCGAGGACGGCCGTGGCGAGCTTGTCATCCTGTTTCAGAAGGATGTCACGGCGCGCAGCCTGGGCGAGATCGTCGGCGCTTTCCTTCAGGCCTGCCTCGCGGAAGCCCTGGATCACCCCCTCGATATTGCCGTCCTTCAACTCTTTCAGGAAAGTCGGGTTGGACAGGAGCTCGGGCGCCTGCAGCACACCCCCCTGCAGGCGGCGCATGGCCTCGTCGGCCATTTTCGGCGCCAGGGCCTCGACACGCTTGTAGATGTCGAGGGCTTCGGCGTTCGGGGTGATGGCGACAGCAGGATCGGCCTTCGTTCCGCGCGCGACGGCCGATGCGGCTTCGGTTGCCGCGATCGTGGCGATCTGGGTGGCCCGAGCCTCGATGCGGAAATCCGAGCCTGGGGCGAGGCCCTGCGAGCCGAACAAATCGGCTTCGCGGCCACGGCGGGCATGAAGGACAGGGTTGAACTTGCCCTTGGCGGTATTGATGCCGTTGCGGAGACCATCCTGGGCTCCGGCATAGTCGCCAGTATTGAGCGGACGGAGAATCCCATCCGTGATTTTCCCGGTATTGAAGGCATACGAAAGCAAGGCCGTGTTCATGGCCTTGGTCAGCGGCACCTTGACCTTCTCGTCGATGATCCTCTGGAAGAGGGCGATGTCGCGGTCGAACTGCCCCCAGACCTGTTCATCGGTCAGTGTCATGCCTTCCTTCGGCTGGATACCTCCCGCAGCGCCGGTATGGCCAACCCCGATCGTCCACACCTTGCCTGCGGCATCCCAGTAGGCCTTGTTCCTGACCGCCTCTTCCTTCGCGAAGAAGGAGCGGACATCGGCATCACCCGCGGAGGAGATCATGCCCGCCTTGTCCAGGCCTGCGACGACATCTCCTCCGGATGCAATCTGAGACGCAATGACCTCAAGACGCGAGATCATGCCGTCGAGAGTGGTCTCGACCCCGGTGCCGAGATCGATCACCAACCCTTTCCCGGCGCGCTTCAGTTCATCCAGGGATTTCCGGTCAAGCTTGACGTTGACCCCCTGAGCATCGAGCATCCCCTCGATCGCATCGATCCTGGCCTGTTCCTCGGCCGCCCGGACCGTCTCGTCCAGCTGCTGGATGCGCGCGGCCTTCTCGCCGACCGACAGGTCGGTCAGGGCCTCGAGGTCCTCCCGTGCGGACTTGGCATCCTCGGAGATCTTCGCGAGCGTTTCCGACAGTTCATGGGCAATTCTGAACCGTCCGCCTTCCTTGTCGAGGCGGGCCATGGTGCCGAGTAGCTTGGCGTAGGTGGAGGCCAGGGATTTGGCTTCGCCGTCGGCCTGCGCCATGTTCGACGAAATCTGTTTGAAAATTCTCGTTTGGTCAGCACCGGTTGCATTGACCATCTGCTGATCAAGACGCAGTGCCTTGAGATTGACCGCTCGAGCCTTCGCGGCCAGGGCATATTGCTGATACGCAGCCGCTGATTCCTGAGAGATCGATCCCCTTTCCTGCAAGGCGTCGATCTGATCTATGAAATCCTTGACCTCGACCGTTCCCTCCTTGAGGCCGAGCGACATCTCGCTGAGCCAGTTGGCCAGCTCGTTATCTCCCCTGGCGATCTCGGCGGTTATTCTTTTCTTCCGAATAGCGTCGAGAGGGTTCCACCAGGAGGTCTCCGCCTTGATCTCGCGAGCCATAACGCGCGAGATCGCATTCGCTCCGGCGCGATCGTATTGCTCTTCAGCATCCAGGACAGCCTGGTTGATCCGGGCCTTGCCGATCGCATCAAGGGATTTCGCATAGGCATCGGCATCACCCTTGGCGCTCCGGAAAGCCTCGCGGGACTTGCTGACGGTCTCGTTGACGGCCTCGATGGCGCGTTGCGATTGCGCGGCCGCCTTTGCCGATCTGGATTGACCGACAGAAAACGCGGTTGCCGCTGCGGTTATCGCGACCCCGATCGGTCCGCCAAGGACGGTAAGAAGGCCACGGAAGGCGACGGCCGCGGCCGCCGCGGCCCGTCCGCCCCGAGTCAGGACAGCGGTATTGGCCGCCATTGCCGCCGTCGAACCGGCCGTCGCAACCGCCTGACCGGCAATCGCAGCTCCGAGCCCCGTGAACGCCGTGGCAACCCGGGCTACCCCCGCCGTCAGGATCCGCCCTCCGAAAAAGCTTGCCAGCGCGATAATCAGCTTGTCCGCGTGCTGCGCCAGGGTTGCGAAAGCGGAAAGGGCGATCCCTGCCCCCTGGCCGATCTTGATGAAGAAGGCATGGCCCTCTTCGGATTCGAAGAACGTCTGTAGCTGCTTCATGGAGTCGGTCAGGCCGTCCATCAGGCCGCCCTTGGCGATCTTTTCGCGGGCTTCGAAGATGGAGTTGCTGAAGCGGTTCAGCTGAGCTTCGAAGGTTTGCGACGCGGCGTCGGCAGAATCCTTGAAGCTGTCGCCCAGGTATTTGCCGAACTTGACCACGTCGGCGGCTTTGAACTTGCCTGCCTCCATCGCTTTGTAGAATTTGTCCATCTCGTCGACGCCGTAGCCCATGGCCTTGGCGAACATGGTGACGGCACCGGACAGGCCAGCCTCTGCCAGCTGCCCCTTCAGCTCCTCGGCCATAACCTGGTTCTTGGAGAGCATCTGGGAGATCGAATTGAACGCGCGGTTCATCTCATCCGCGGTCATGTTGTAGACCCGCCCGGCCGAGGCCATGCCCTCGAAGAGGGCCCGCGTATCCTCATTGGCAACACCCGCCCCGGAAGCGGCCGCCATGAATTTGGTGTAATCCTTCGTCATGGTCGGGAGCGACAGGCCGAAGCGGTCGGCCTGCTCGCGCAGGTAGCGCATCTCGTCGCCCACGCGCTCCATGTCGCGGCCGAACACGTGACCCATGCGGCTCTCGGCCGACTGGATATTCCGGAAAACGTTGACGATTTCCTTGCCCTGGCTGATAACCCCGTAGACCCCGGCAAAACCGACGATCAGGGATTTCAGCTCGTTGCCGAGGCCCCCGAGGCCCGATCTGGCCTGATCGGCACCGGCGCGAAGGTTGCGCATCGGCGCCCCGCCGAGCCGGTTGACCGCGCCGGCGGCCTGGTCGGCCGCTGAGGTCAGGCCCAGCATCTGGCGGACGACATCACGGAAATTCAGCAGGCGCAGGGCCGGAGCAGCATCGCGGACCGCCGTCAGGCGGGACTGAAGCGAGGTCAGTTCGGCGTTGATCTCGGTCAGGGCCTTCCTGGAGCCGGGCTGCGCCGTCCCGGACGAGATGGACGCGGCAACCTGGTTTTTCATCGAGGTCAGGCGGGCGATCTCACCCTGAACCCGGGCGATCTCGGCCTGGGCGGATTGCGGGGTCGCGGTGACGGCGCCGAGATCGAGGCGGGCGCGGGTCGAGGCCAGGGCATTGGCATTGGCCTTGGCGCGATCGCGCAGGGCAGTCAGCGAGGCAAGCTGGGCTTCCTCGCGGACCATAGCGGCGACCATCTGGTTGTGCTGCGCCTCGAGTTTCTCCCGGGATGTCAGGAGACCTTCGAGGGCGGTCTTTTCGGCGAGGAGCTTCGCCATGTCGGCTTCCAGGCCGGTCTTTCGGGCCTTTCGGTCCGCGGACTCCGTCGCCCTTTGCTGCCGCTCGATCTGCGCGGTAAGAGCGGCACGGGTGCTGACAGAAGCCTCGAGAGCGGATCTGCCGTCGCTGACGGCCTTCGAGGATTTCCGGACGGACTCGGCATAGCCGTCATAGGCTTTGCGTGCATGGTCGACATCCTGGGCGCTGATGGCACCGGCAGCGGCACGACGGGCTGCGATATGCTGGTCGGAGCCCGCGCCGTAGGTGCGGGCGGAATAACCGGCAGTTGCTTCGAGTTTCACCGCCCTGGCCATGGCGTCCTGACCGACGCGGCCGAGCTCGCGGAGCTTGCGGTGAGCCGCGGAGGTATCGAGATCGACCTCGATCCGGCGCCGGTCGAAACCGGAGGTCTGGTTGCCGAAAATGCGGGTATCGCCCGCAATGCGGGCACGGTCGACCGAGGAGCGGTTCAGGGTGTTGGAAAGGTTCCCCCTCTCCGACGCCAGGGCGTGCTGTTCCGCCCGAAGGGTCTTCAGGACGGCACGGGCACGATCGAAATCAGCGATGAGCTGCTTGCCCGGGTTCGGCGTGGCGGCCATGGCCTGCCCCAGCCTCGTCGCTTCCCGCTCCGCGTCCCGGATGGCCTTGCCCGTGGTGGAGATCCCGGTGTTCAGGTCCAGGATACGGCGCTGAATGGCGCCAAACCCGCTGAGATCTCCCACCTTGAGGTCGCGCAGCTGTGAGGCGGCGATGCCTGCCTGCTGGGACAACTGTCGGAAGCGGTCCTGGTATTTCGACAGCTCAGCGCCTGACTTCCGCATCGAATTCGAGGTCCGGTCCATCTCGGCCTGGATCGTCTGCTGCCCGGCACGGGCAGCGTTCACGAGTTCCTCCAGGCGGGCACGCTGCGCCGAACCCTTCGGGGCGGCATACATCTGCCGGTTCAGCTCGACGAAAGCGGTCTCTGCGGATTTCGCCTGCGCCTTGAGGTTGGCGTAGGTCTGACGCTGCCTGCTGACCGCGCCTTCCGTCTGGCTTATCTTCGCGCGCATCGTATCGATGGCCGACGAGATCCCGCGCATCGCGGCCTCGGCAGATCCCATCGACGTCCTGGAATTCGCCCCGAAGGCTTCCAGGAGCTTCTTGTAGCCCGCGGACCCTTGGGCAATCGGGCCGTTGAGGCTTGTCAGCCCTGATGCGAAATCCTTGACACCCTTATGCGTCCGCTCGAGCGCTGACCCGATATCCCTCAGGGTCGCACTGGCGTTGTCTTTCGCCTGGATGTTCAGGATCGCATCGCGCTGTGACATGGTCACTCCGTCATGGACTTGAGCTGCTTTTCGAGAGCCTGACCTGCCTCTTTCGAGAGGAGGCTGCCGACGGCGAGCTGGAGGAGGGAAATGTGCCGGGCGAGATCTGCATCACGCCGCGCCCGGACCTGCCTGGCTTCGGAAAACACCCGGCCAATCGGATATTCGCTGGCCGAGTGGTGGCCCGCATCCAGGAGCAGGCTGACCGCCTCGCGAAGCCCGGCCAGCCAGTCCGCGAAAGTGCTTACTGCAGCACCCTCAGGCTCCCGGCCGCGAGAAGGTTTTTCGCGGCCGCGGGCAGGAACCCGATCAGCTTTTCCAAGCCACCTTCGGCCTCCAGGGAGAAGGCAACGATCTCCTTGAGGATGTCGACCTTCACAGAGAATGGGAGGGATGCGATGCCTGCCCGCTCATCCGGATTGTCGAAGCCGGTGGCCGCAGCGATGATGTCGACTGCGAGGGTGGGAATGTCGCGGATGACAAAGGAGATCGCCGCCGCATTGTCCCCAGCCATGGCGGCCGTCGGCTTCGTCTCGTCGGCCATCAGGCTACGGAACACGGTCTCGATCCCGGCCGCATGCACGGCGTAGATCACGGAGATATCGCCTTCATTCAGGGGGCGGATCTGGATGTCGCCAATTCCGAGACCTTTGGTGGCCTCGACGGATTTCTGGGGGCGACGGTATGCGGCAAAGGACACACGGGACTCCTGATTTGATTTTCATATGAAATTCCCCGCGCGCAGGCGCGGGGAATGTCGGGCATCAGAGGCTGGTGGGCTTGCCGTTGATCTCGAGAGGCGCGAAGCCCGGCAGCTCCTCGATCTCGTAGGTGACGGTCATCTCCGTCCAGGCATCGCCTTCACCTTTCAGGATCATCTCGCCGTCGACGGTCATGAGCCCGTTGTAAGCATAGACGTCGAAGGCATTGCCTTCGTTCGCGCGGCCCACGAAATGCAGGGGGGCGCGGACGGTTGCGCCATCGGGGATCAGAACCTCCCGTTCGACCGCAGCTTGGTCGTAAGTGACCGTGATATCCTCTGCGTCGGCACCGGTATCCATGATGTAGACCCGACCCTCGGAGGCGTTGACGACGTAGTCGACGCGGTTCACGAGCGGCGTCGCGCCTCTCGTTACTTCAGTGACCGTGACCTCTCGAACGCCGGTCGGTGTGCTGTCCGAGGATCCCAATTGCAGCCAGCGATTGCCCGCGACAGCCTGGAAGGTCTCGGATGTGTCGGTGGCGGCCGCTTGCGCCACTTTCGTCGGAGTGCCGCCGAAACGCAGGGACAGAGCCTGGAAATCGATGTTGTCGACAACGAAGACGAGCGAATGCGAGACGGAGGTCTCGACTGTCCGGTCCTTCACGCGCTTGCCGTTCTTGTTGTTGAAATGCTCAAGCTTTTCGGTGGTCTTGTTGTGAGTCAGGCTCTTGATGTTCCCGATGGGGGATTCCACCCCGGTCGGGGCCGTCGTTCCCGGGCGGAACGCGCCCAGGTAAAGCTCACCACCCTGGATCAAAAGGTTGTCGAGGTTCATGCTGATCTCCTTGATCGTTGCAATTGGATCTATGCTCGGGCCGAGAAAAGCCTAGAGTTTTTCCACTTCTTATATGAATTTCATGCGTCGAAATCCTCGACGATGCTCAGCTCCAGCGGCAGGAGGCAGATCGCAGAGGTAGAGATGAGCCCGTCGGGCGGAGCGACCACCCCTGCCCCGATCTTGATGCCGGTGACCTTGCCCTGGAATCCGAAATAGTCGTTGGCCGCGGGCAACCCTGGCATCTCGGCGCTCCCGGCCCTCTTTTTCTCACGGGCCAGTTTGCGCTGCAGGTCGCCCAGGAGGATATGCGCGGGATCCGTCGGATTCTCCGGGTCGTCCATCGCAAAACCCTGGATGATCAAGCCGAGCCTGGTGATCGTCCGACCTCCCCGGGTTTCCTGGTTTAGGATCTCCGCCTTGCCGTCCTCCAGGATGGCGACGAGCGGCAGCGGATCGGCGTCCGGATCGAAGGAATCCCGGCCGCGAAAAACCTTCCCCGCCAGGGTATTCGCATAATCATCATCCGCCGAAATCTCGGAGAGATTGGCGGTGATCGCTTTGAGGAGCGACAGGCGGAACGGCTCCTTTGCCATCACGCAAATCCTTTCAATTCCATGAGGCGGAGAAATTCCCGCTCGAGCTTGAGCGCGACATCCGGCTCCATATCCTTGGAGACATCACGGAAGACCTGATCTACCGAGGGGCCGTAGAGGAAGGTCAGGCCCTTCCAGGACTTCCGGCTCATCCTGACGCCCTGGAGCTTTTCGCCGGGCTTGAGGCGGATTGCGAGGCCGCGATTTCCGTTTTTCAGACCCATAAGGAAGGCCCTCGGCATGGGCTTTGCCGATCCCTCTGCGTCGACCCGAACACGGAGGGTTCCGCGCTTTTTCGCACCTGGATTCTGGACGAAGCGAGCCAGGGACCGCGCCTCGAAAGCACCGCGGATTGTGGCCTTCATCTGCTGCGCACGGCTCGGGAAGAGCTTGAGTTTGCCGTCCGATCCTGACAGGTATCGCGCCGGGAATGCCACTTCGGAGCGGATTTCCTTTCCCGCCTTTGCTCTCGCATCCCGCGCGATCTTGTTGACCGCCCTCTCCGCCAGGCGGCGGATCTCCTGGGATGACTCGATCAGATCCTTGTGTGATTTCAGCCCATCAACGGCGACGACATGCTCAAGCATCAGGGCATGTCCTCGATCGCGATCCAGTCGTCCTCCGTCGGGTATGGGTATTGCCGGGCTTCGATCTCAGCCCTTCCAAGGCGCTTGGATGGCAGTTCGCGATAGCCACCCCGGATGAAACCCGCACCGGAAGTGCGGAAGACCTCACCATCAGAGATGACGACATCTATATTCTTGAGCTTGGCCGTATCTACGGTGAAATCCTCGACGCGCAGGATGATGGTCGGATTTTCGGCATTGACCAGCATCGCGCCGTCTTCGCCGCTGTCGGACGCGCCCCGGAAATTGAGCCGGACACCGACCAGGACATAGGAGCCATCCGACGCCACGAGATATGCGGGCACCCGGAATGTCCGGTGCACCCGCTCTCTCGTCCGCATGCGGATATCTCGCATGGCCCTGGTCATTCTGCAGCAGCCTCGTCGTCCTTCACGGGCTCTTCGGGAGCGGCAGGCTTGGCAGGCTTCACCCTTTTCGCAGGTGCGGCTGGCTTGTCTGTCTGAGATGCGGGCTTGTCGGTCCCGTCAAAGGAACTCTTTTCCGGGACGGCATGACCGGCGGCGACCAGGGGGCCGTATTCGACCTCGTCCTCGGATACGAAAGCCTGGCCAGGCCGGATCGTCTCGAGCAGGGTTTTACCCGGAGCTTTCCGGATGATCGTGTTTTTCGCGGTGAAACTTGGCATGGTGGATGTCCCTTTCGTGAAGGGGCGCGGCCCTGGGGGCCGCGCCTGTCATCAATCCGCGAGGACCTTGGCTTTCAGGGTCCGGTTCGGGTAGGCGGGGACCATGATCGGCGCCGACTGGTGCACGATGCTCTCGGTTTGCGGGTCGCCCTCGTTGATGAGGTTGCGGCCGAAGACCGGGATCGTGTTGTAGTTGGCGGCAAGATCCTTGATGCGACCGAAGGCCTTGATCCCGCCGATATCCGCAGCCGTGATGACGATCTCGTTGTCCTCGATCGGCTTGATCGTCTGGAACGAGCCGTCGTTGGCAACGTCCTCGAAGACGCCGGTATACTCGTAGACGTCGAGCATGTTGCTGATATTGCCCAGGTATGAGATCGGCTCGTCGTCAGGCAGGCCGCGCACCAGGCGGGTGCCATCCGTCCCGTAGCGGGCGTCCATCAGCTCTTTCAGCTCGCCGTTGAACGCGGATTTGCGGATGATGCGGGCGACCTTGGAACCGACCAGCATGTATTTCGCGATGCCGCCGCCCTGGACGTCCGCCATCGCCCGCTTGAACTCGCTGATCGGGTCGATGAGCGAGGCGCCGCCAAGATCCCAATAGGCGGAGGGAGCCAGGGTGATGGTCAGGGCAGAATCGCGGCCGAAGAAGACTCTCTCCGCCGGGTTGCCGAGATATTCGGTGTCGACATAGGAATTACAGGTCGCCATGGCGGCCATGTATTCCCAGGTCCGATCGATCCTCGAGACATGCTCCTTGGTGATATTCGCACGCGAATTCGCATGGCGCACCATCATGTCCTCTTCGTAGAGGACGGAGTAGGGGTCTATATCCGTGGTCGTGTCGATCCCGCCGGGATCGATGGGCGTATTCAGCTTCAGATAGGTCGGGCTGAAGCTTTTCACATCCGACCCGCTGGTGCCGACCGGGCGGCCAGGCAGACGCGGATGGACGCGCGGCGCAAGGCGACGGCCACCATCGGGAAGCTCCTCGATGTGGATCTTGTCGGTCTTCGACAGGTGCGTCCTGGTGAAATACTTGTTCAGGAACAGTTTCGGTTCAGGCTTCGCCTTCTCCGTGATGATGCGCATCTGCGCATTGGTGAGGGTCTTGATTTTCATGCTCGATTCTCCTCGAGACCGCCTCAGGCGTTCGCTTTGACGATGATGTTGGTGGGTGCGGGAGCGCCCCGGAACGCCGCGGCCTTCTTGGCCTCGGTGTCATAGGACGGCCCGAATGCGATTGCGGCTGGGTTCAGGACGCCGGCGCGCAGGACGGAGAGGGTTTTCACATCGCCCTCCACGGTCGTGACCGCACCCATGGCGATGCCGATGGCGGGAGTTCCGTCTGTGGCCGGGATCAGCCCGCCAGCCACATCGTCGTAAACGACCGGCTCGAGGTAATTGATCGTCTGATCCTCGGCGACACCGAGGACCTCATGCGCGACCTGAATTTCGGTCCCGTTGATGAGGCGCTCGTGGGCCGCGTTCACCCAGCTTTCGGTCTGGGGGATGCCTGGAATATGCTGTGCCATGCTGTTGCCCTCCTGGCTTACTTCGGGAAATTGGCCAGGATGGCCGCCATCATCTCATCTTCCGGCTCGCTGTCCGCGGAACCGGACATCTGCGAGATTTCGGGGTTCGGCGTGCCGTTCATCAGGGCTTCGAAACCCGCGCCCGACGTCGCCTCCTCCGGAAGCTTGTTCAGCTTCGCGATGACCTGGTCGGCGCTCAGATGGGCGAGATCCGCGTCCAGCGCGAAGGCGTTGGCAGCTGCGGGACGAGCCTTTGCGGCATCAGACCCCAGGATCGAGGCAACGCGCGCCAGGGCGGCCGCGGTAGCGTCGGCAGTGGCGGTTGCCACGGCAGCCGCTACCTCTTGTGCGGCGGTGGCCGCGTCTTTCTCACTCATGGAGGTCTCCTCGGTTGCGTGAGTTGTGATGAGCGCCGCCATCATGTCGGCACGGTTTGAGATCCTGTCGGCGAGACCCATCTCGATGGCCTTGGCCGCCGGAAATGTTCCCGCCTCTGTCACCCGGACATCAGCGACATCGATCCCGCGATTGCGGGCGACGGTGGCTGTGAAGAGGTCGTAGAGGCCGTCAATCCTGGCCTGGATGTCGCTTTTCGCGCCGGACGAAAGCGGGGCATCCCCGGCCCCGTCGGCCTTTTTCGCACCTGCGTGGATATGCGTGACCTTGATGCCGGATTTCGCCAGGGACTCCGAGAAGTCCACATGCGTGGTGATGACGCCGATCGACCCGACGCCGGCCGTCGCAGTTGCGACGATTTCCGTTGCGGCGGAGGCCAGCCAGTAGGCGGCCGAATAGGCTGCGTCCCGGACCAGGGCGATGATGGGCTTGTCGTCGCGGGCGGCGAAAATCAGGTCGGCGGAATCGTGGCAGCCTGCGACATGCCCACCGGGGGAATTGATGTCGAGGATGATCGTCTTGACGGCAGGATCCCCTGCCCCGCGCAGGACCGCCTCTTCGATATAGGCGTAGCCGGTCGCGTAGCTGGTCGCATAGGGAAAATCGTGCAGGAGGACGCCCCGGATCGGGATGGTAAGGATACCGCTTTCGACCCGGTAAGGCCGATAGAAACTCGGCGTCTCACCCCAGAACCGATCGTCGCTGCCTGCGAGCTCCGCCTGGATGGAATCCACCTCGGCCTTGAGCCCCGCAAGCATGCCGACGCCCTCCGGTGCCAGCAGCATCTGCTGGCCGTCAAACTGGGCGTTGAAAACCATTGTCATGCGGAGCCTCGGGGCGAACTTTCAGGAGATATCGACTCAGGAAAAGAAAAAGCAATAATCATGTGCAATTTATTCGTCATCATCGCCGTCACCCGAATAATCCTTCGGCCCCTTGGCGATGGCCGCTTCAGATTTCGCGGTGCTGGTGCCGAAGAAATCACCGAGGCCGTAGCGCTTTTTCTCAGCCTCCTCGCGGCCGATCTGACGGAGGACGTCGCGCCAGTCCAAGCCTCGGGCCGCACATTCCTGCTCGAGAGTGGTGAGTCCGTTATTGAGTCGCAGGACAGACGCCTGATCTTCCTTCAGCTCGTCGATGTTACCCTTGGCGGCACCGATCCACTGAGCCGCAGCCAGGCTGTCGAAGTTGAGCCCCTGGTAGAGCCATTCGATCGATTTTGCATGCCTCGGCATTGAGTCGATCAGGCCGCGGCCGATCGATTCCTCCAGCCAGAGCCGGTAGGTGGCGTTGGCAACACGGTCCGCAACCGTCCGCTTTGTATGGAGCATCGCGCGCCAGGTTGGCAGCATCCCAGCTCGCAGAGAGCTATAGTTCGTGCGGCTGAAATCCTTGCTCAGCTCTTCATAGGACAGGCCGAGGGCAGCGGCGACGCCGCGCATGAGTGATGCCGCAAACTCGGATCCGAACGCGCCATCGGCGCTCGGATCCAGCATGTGCAATTCCGTCCCGGGAAAGAAGTGAGGGACACGAACTCCGTTGATAACGGCACTCTGGCTGCCCCGCGCGTAGCTGATCGCCTGCTCGAGGTGCCTGCGGACCGCAGCATCATATGCACCCATCAGACCATGACCCGCATCGGGGTGCATGCCGACGCCCAGCTGGGCGAAGTTCTCTTCCTTGGGTTTTTCGCTCTTGATGTAGGCCATGATCGAAGATCGGGCTACGGCGTTCTGCAGCTGGATGTCCGAGAATTTCGAGAACATCCTGATATCCTTCAGGGCCGTAACAATCTGCGCCAGGCCGCGTGTCTGATGCGGGCGGGTCGGGTCGAAGATATGGATGATCATCTGCCGTCCCCACGGCTTGGTCGCGGGGACGTATTTCCATCGGAACGTCCCCATTCCGGAAGAGAGATCTCCGGGGTGCTCCTCCTGGATATGATAGCCTTTCGGCGCCCCGAACCGGTCCATGGCTACACCGCCCCGCAAGAGGTTCGTGTCCATTTTACCGTTGGGATTGGAAAGCCTGTCGCATTCGATGGCTTGCAGTGCCGTCCCGTAGGGACGCCCTTGCGTCCCCAACCATTCGGCGGTGAACAGCGCCTCGCCGCCGACACCGACGGCCGCGATCGCAAGGCGAGCCATGTCCGTCAGGGTCCTGGTTCGTGCTGCATCCGGCCAGAAGTTTGGAGAGTTCGCGTATGCGTTGAACTTCCCCTCGATCTCGAGCTGGAACTCCTCCTCCCACTTCTCGTCAAACCCCTTGCCGAGGTTGCTGGTGCGCGGCTTTGCATTGAGCCTGTATTCCGCGCCGACCACGCTGTTCTGCCGGAACGAGATGCCGTGCTGGATGTAGGAGGAGTTGCGGAACGTGTCGCGCGCCCTGGCGTCGAGGAGCGGCTTGTCGGGGAGGATCTCGGCATCGGCAGATTGCAGAGGGGGATTCCATGTCGACATCGACGCATCGAACTTGCTGGCGCCGTCATAGGCACCACCTGCGATGGCCATCTCCGAACCCGATGTCCCGGCCGCCAGATCCGGCTTTGCTTTCTTGAAAATGCCAAACATCAGAACAGGAACGTCAAGGGGCCCGAAGATCTCCGCTCTCCGGTAGCCGAAGCGATCTGGCTTTTCAGGGAGTCGATATAGGACGCCAGCTTGGCCGACTGAGCCGGGTTGTATTCGACGCGCTCGCCGGACTGATCGACATGCACCCTGGCATTCTGACCAATCATCAGGTCGTGATACGCATCTTCGGCCTTCCTGAGACGTTCACGAAGAACGCGGGTATCTGTCATCTGATCACTCGCTGTAGAGGTTTCTGGCCCAGTCTTCGATTGAATTATTCTTTTCATATGAAATTTCAACCGAAGGCTTTGCGGTGTCTATGGCCTTTATCGTGACGTTGCTGTTCCGCTCCCAGACATCCGCCCAGGCAGGCGGATGCTCCCAGTCGATCAGATCGGCTTGGACCAGCGGCCCGGCATTGAGAGCCGTCGTATAGCAGAGAAGGTCCCATGCCTCGTTCCGCTTGCGGATCGGGACCCAGAGCTTGCCGCGCTTTTCCTCCGCGGTTAGCTCGTCGAACCACCACGATTTGGCCCAGCCAGGAAGGTTGACATAGCCCGGCCCGTCCACGTCGCGGTCGAGCAGCGCGGATGTGTTGTCGCGCGCCTGGGTGGAGCCGACGAAAATGACGGGGATTTCACCGCGGGCATTTGCTTTCCGGTCCTGCCTCTGGGAATTCGGGTAGCGCAGCTCGCACAGGGTCGCGCCCACCTTCGGCTCGCCCTTCGTGATGTAGATCCGCCCGATCAGGTCTTTCCGCGACCGCTGCAGCTGTCGATACCAGGCATAGGCGTGCTGGGTGACACCAGCCTCGCCGTAGCCGTCGACGGTGACGATTTTCGCACGCATCGTCCCGCCCCCCCCCTCCAGGGGATATTCCTTCTCGATGACGGGCTCGAGCTGCCGCCAGTCCTCCAGGCGCGTGCCAGGAGAAACCGAGACGGGCTTTGCGTCGTCCCCGATGATGCCGGAATCCCAGACCGTATAGCGGTCGACGATCCAGATCCTTCCGTCAACGCCGATGCCGTGGACCTGCACAACCCAACGGTTCTTCTGAGTATCGATCGTCGTGATCAGGTAGCGGACACCAACCGGAACCACCCCCTTCTTGAGGCCCTGGATCGCGCGCTCCATGAGCTCGTGGGAATCCCGCTTCGACCCGTTTGTCGGCGGGATAAACGCTTCGGCCTGGTCGGTCTGCATTGTTGTTTGCAGAGGCTCCCAATTTCCTGTGCGTTCATAGATGTCCTGAGCGGTGAGTAGCTTCTTTACCTGCTCGGACCACGGTTGAAACGCAGCCGCCGGCCCTTTGAGCCAGAACGATACATCCCTACCGGGGTTCTTCATCTCGCCGCGCAGTTCCCCCTCTGTGTCGAGCCACATCCCGTCCGGAACCCACCGGCCTTTTTGATTCAGCTCGTGCTTGCCAGGCCTTCCGTTACTTCCATCCTCCACGTAGTCAATGTCACAATGCGGGCAACGAAGACGGACATCTTGCGCCCTTTTCCCAGGGTCCCCTTCCGCAGGGTAACAATACATCTTGTAGTTTGGTGAAAACCAATTCTTACACTCCTCGTTGACGCATTGCCAATACCAGAGACACCTGGTTCCCGCATTATATATCGCAAGAATTCCCGGAAAATCCGGGGCAACATGTGGAGAATCCGGCGGGGTAGAATTGAAGGTAGACCAATCCGGCATTTTGCCGGGAGAACTCTCTACAAAAATTTTCCCACGACGGTAAAAAACGGTCAGTCGTTTTCTTGCCTGCTCATATCCGTCTCCCTCGCCTCCAATACTTCCCTCCCACCGATCGTAATCTGGTAGCCCCATGAAACGTCGCTGCTTCCCCGAGAGGTGGTTCTTGGATGGCCAGCCAATTGTGAGGCGCATGCCGTGATTAAAAACCTTAGTAAATGTTGTATTCGAAGACCTACCTTTAGCTAGCCTCTTGCTAAGCTCCGGGTTTGCGTCAAAGAATGGATCGAGCCGTTCACCTGTGAACTCTTTACCAGCATGGTATGCTTTCTCCACAATCTGTGCATGAGCCGGGTCGACGAGGACAAACCAAGCTACCGATGCCAGCATCATTTCCGTTTTACCGATTTGTGCGGGCCCCACCAGTGCTATAGATGTTACATCCAGAGAGGATACGCAGTCCAATATTTCCCTTGCGTATTCGGTCTGCGCAAAACTATATCGCCCTCTGCCTAATGGGTTCTTAATGTAAAGATCTCTCTCTGCAAGTTGACTTACAGTGATCCGTTCAGGCGGATTAAGAGCCCCTAGAAGGTTCTTCATAATTTCGCCCGAGGTGCGGAAAAGTCCAAACTGTTTCATCGTCCTGGAATTCATTGTCAAAACGCCCCGACGATCTGATCGGATGCCCCATGCCGCATATCCATAGCCGCTTCCTCTACGACACGGGACTCTGGATCTCGCCTGTGTGTTTCGGCCTCGTCATGCAGCCTTTTTTGAAGTGTCAGAAGAAGCTCATGAATCGTTTCCGAAAAAACGTCATATTGACTATCATTGAGCTTAGCCCTCGCCTTCACGGTGTCGGGGGCGGCAAGAAGTGTATCCCTGATCTCCATGAGCGCTCCTGAAAGCAGCTCAGACACGGCATCTGTGCTCCATAGGTCTCCTGCTTCTTGTCCAAAGCGCAATTTCTTAAGTTGACCGTCCCAGAATACAGCTTGCAGCATCGGCGGCAGATCCTGCGGGCGCATGCCCTTGATATACTCCTCGAGGTCGATCTTCGGCTCGATTAGGTAAGGCGCCGCCTCCAGGAAGTCGTAGGTCGGGTTCTTCCTCTCCATCCCGACAGGCTTCAGATCGGCCAGGAGACGCTTGATGACCAGGCGATCCCGACGGAAGACCTGCTGCAGGAAGGTGAGCGATACCGGCTTCATGAAGTCCGTCCAGTCAGCCGACACCGCCTCGCCATCATCAGGGTCGACCGCTTTGTCGGCAACCTTCGCCGCCCGAGGTTTCGAGGCGCGTTTGCGTCCCTTTGCTGCTGGGGTGTCTTCCAGGCGCGACCGGTTGGCCTCGATCGCCGCGGCCTGCAGGGCATCATCGAGTTGAGGATTGCCCGTCAACTCCGGAGCAGCAACGGAGGCAGCTCTTCGCGACGAGGTCTTGCGCGGAGTTGCAGCCATTTCAGTGGACCCGGTTGGACCTTGCGGCTGTGATCATCTGGTCGATCAGGCGAGGCCTGTCGCTAAAATGCTTGTCGAGGACGGCATCAAGGTTCTCGAGCGCCATCTCGAAATCCAGACGAGCCATCATGTAATCCCTGAACCCTTGTTGGACCTCGGGAGGGAGTTCGTTCGGCTTGAGCGATTTGATCAGCGCCCATTTTTCCGGATAAAGACGGTCCAGGCTGTCATGATTGCTTTTCATGCCCTTGCCTCCGCGATCTTCATCATCTGCCAGGTCACGACCTCGCTCTCGATCCAGACCTTGCGGCGCGGCGTTACGTAAAATCCTGTGGGAAAGTCCCCCTCCCGCTCCATCCTGTGGATAGATGCGCCGCAGAGGCCGATACGCTTGGCCACCTCTGCAATTCCGAGAAATTTTGGATGATCTCCAACGAGATCCTTGGTTTCGCCTTTCACGCCGCACCTCGATATTCCCTGTTAGGCGGGAAATATGAGCGGCTTGTGAAATAGCAATACTCAATGAGTATTTGGCGAAATAGGCGATGTGCGGCTAAACGCACAAGTTAGGTTTGCCCCGCCAACCTATGGCGAGGCAGAGCTATTTCAGATGGCTACAGGGCGCATCCCGGTTCAAGCTCATCCCAGACAGGGTTCACCGGAAGGTCCCGGGCCCGCTCAACAATTTCCGCTGCGCTTACGGGACGGAAATCCCAGACGTCGCACCCGACATTCACCGAGTTTCTGGTGCCCTTCCAGTTGTTGTGGACATGCCCGAACAACTGGATCGCCCCGTGGCGGGAGCCAGGGAACGTGATCATCGGATAGTGGTGCATGTAGAAGCGCTGGCCGTCGACGGTTTTGTCGAGGGACTCCTGCGTGCTCGCCCAGGGTAGTTCGTTCTTGATCCAGGGCTTGTCGTGGTTGCCCCAGACGAGGTGCTTCCTGCCGGGGAGCGACATAAAGGTTTTTCGGACCGCCCTCTTGCCGTCATCGTCCACCTTTCCTGCGATCAGGTCACCGAGGAAGTAGACGTCATCCCCCTGCCCTACCCGGTTGGTCCACTCCTGCACCAGCCGGTCATGCATCTCGCTGAGATCTGCGAAGGGGCGCTGGCAGAACTGGATGATGTTTGCATGACCGAGGTGCAGGTCGGCGGTGAACCAGGTTGCCATGTCGTCTCCATGATTACGGGCGCCGCGGTGAGCGGCGCCCGGTGTTGGTAGAGTAGTCTACCGTAGGGTTAATCTTTCCCCTCGTATCGGTCCATAAGGAGTTCAAGCATATCGAAATACTTGTATCGTAGACGTCCGGACTCACACATCGCCTTGAATCGGTCGATGATATGTGCCGGTCCCTTGATGGAAACCTGGGACTGCGGGACGAACTCGTTCGACTCCCTGGACGGCCAGCTGCCCGGCGCCGGAGCCTGGTGGGTGGCCACATCCGGGCGGATTTGAGGGGCGGGCCGCTCAACCGGGGCGAACTGCGCCAGGCGATCTGCGATATCACCAGTTTTATCGATTGGCTTAGGCATTGCGGATCTCCTCCAGGATAGTGATGACCTCATCAGCAAATTTCGTGGCGTTCTCAATTGCCTTTTCGACGCCGCTGACGTCGCTTCTATCCAGCTCGCGAAGGCCACCTCCAGAATTGTGGAGAGACGAGTAAGCGGTCCGACGGACTAGTTCCGTGCTGAACACCCTGCCCTTCTCACGCAACTCTGCGGCGATGTAGCGCTCCAGTCTGGATTTCACGGCCGGCGCCACCCTGGCAAGAAGGATGACCGCGGGGATGTCCCGACGCGAAGATCTGCCGACAAGCTTGACCTCGGCCAGCGTATCGAGCGCTGCCTTTGCATCCTGTTGCTCCTCACCTGTCGGGATGATGACCAGGTCGGAGCTGGACATCGCCCTGGAAGAGAGTTGCGATGCCGAGCCTTCGAGATCGACGACGACGAATGCGGACTTCCCGGTCGCCTCCTCGATCTCGTCGAGGATGTGCTTCTCGCCGCCAGAGGAGACCACTTCCATTCGGTCCGGCACGGTTCCAGCTTGCGACCAATCCACAAGACGTTTCGCGGGGTCGGCATCGATCAGGGTGACAGTAGCGCCTGCTGCTGCAAGTTCCGTCCCCAAGACTATGGCTGATGTGGTTTTTCCTGCGCCGCCTTTCGACGACGCGAACGCGATGACTGGCATCCTGCGCTCCTTTTCCTGCTCTGCTTCATGGACGGACCGCCTTTGTGGCGCCATGCCGGATTATTTTCAGGTCCTTACAGTGGGGTATGGTGCTGTAACGTGAAAAAGTCAACGGCACCCTGCCCATTTATTCCAATGTGTAACGCACCTTGCGTAACTATTCCGTAGTGCGACCATGTGCACTCATTGGTATAGTAGAGTACACTTCCGCAAAGCTCCGCACCAATGCCATGGGGACTGTGGAAAGCCGTATATTACCATACAGATTTGTATGGTAATATGCCGCCTACATGAGGACCTTACTCAACCGGCACGTCAACCTAGCGTAAGGTCCACCGCTGGCCGCAGCACCACGCCAGCTTTCGTCCTGAGCTGACCCCGAACCTGCTCCAGCTCAACGGAAAACGCACCAGGCCGGTCAATGGCGGAGTCCACAACGTGCTCCCGATCGAGGATCCACAGCTTCGCGGTCGCGCCCTCAATCTCCACAACCAGAAGATCGCCGGAAGGGTAGGGGCCTCGGAAATCGACTTTCGACGCGGTTCTGTCCAGAAGCCCGACCTGGAAATACTGACGCTGACCGTGGATGATGGCCAGGATATCAGCATTGCCGACCGTCTCCAGGGTTGCGGATACGCCTGTCGCCTGAAGGAAACCTACGGCGAGGCTGACGGCACCGGTGGCGGCATTGGTGAGGCGCTCGGCTTGACGCCTGGATGTTGCGGGCACCGTCCCGAAGGCAAGCCAGGCGCTGTCGACGCCGAAAAACTTGGACAGGACATCAAGGCTATCCGTGGTTGGCATGGAAAGACCCAACATCCACCGGCGGACGCTCTCAACTCTGACCTCGTGCCCGTATCGCTCCTCGAGCTGCCTTTTAACCCACGTGAGTCTGCCATGGACCTTCTGTGGCACACCAGGAGTGTTCTCGAGAGCTTCCTGCATGCGTTTCGCCAGACCTTCGTCGACGTCGGCGTTCATCTTGACCATAGCCATGGGGTTTACCTCGTGTTTCACCCTCAATCCCATGCATAAAGACCAATGTCAATTATCATGTGCAAATATGCTTAGATAAGCTTGGCGCCTTCATTGCCATGGACGAACTGACGGAAATATTCGACCAGTAGAACCGCTTCAGCCCAGTCGTGCCTGCAGGAGCCCGATGTGACCTTGGAGCTCAGCCCCGGAATCCCGAGGCCGGAGGCCATGCTGATCGAGCCACCCTTGCTCGCCGTGAGCCCGAGCCTGGATTTCCAGACCGACGGAGTCACGAGATGGGTTCGTTCAGCCCCGACCGAGAGCATCACCGCGGAAAGCAGCATCCCGAAACCCTGGGCCAGGGACCACTCCGCCGCCGGATTTCTCCAGCGTTTCGAGCCTTTATCGAAGAGTTCGCGGGCATGGACATGCTCGATGATGGCATAGTCCGGCTTGATAATCCCGAGGATCTCCTCGATCGACTGGACGTTCGGCCTTTGCTTTCCGTCATACCTGTAAGTGGTCGGCATATCCCATACGGCCAGGGTTTTGACATATTGCGGGCCGCTGTCGCGGCCCGCATCCAGGAGCCTGATCGCAGCGCAGGCCCCGCTTGCGCCGGGATCGATGCCAAGGACGGTGATCTCGGTCATGCTCAGTCCTTCCTGAAGCGCCGGATGACCTGGCCCGAGGCGGAGAGATTTAGACTGTCGTCGGCCCAGGAGGGCAGGGATGTCATGCAGGATTTGAGAGTCTCGAGATCGGTTTCTGCATTTGATATGAAACTTTCGGCCACGATTTGATCATGGACATGCAGAAAGATCTCGATGCCCTTGCCATGCGCCAGGGTGATCCCATGCGCGAGGATGTCCCGCGCGATCGCCTGGACGATGTTTTCGCAGAGCTTGCCGCCGTAAGTGTCGGTCCGTTGCCACACACCGTCTTTGCAGTGCATGTAGGACAGCGTTTCCTGGCTGCGACCGCCCCAGTCCTTCATGTCAAGCCGGGGGGACCAGTAAAGGATGGCCCGTCCGGAAGGCAGGATGACGCGCAGAAAGTCGGGGCAGGGCAGGTCGATGGTGATGCCCCGGACCTTGACCGGACCAGCCCCATGCATCGCGCAGATGACGGCGGATTCCAGGTCGCGCCAGAATCTCACCACGCCGCCGTGCCGGGACCGGTAGATCCTGACGGCCTTGCGGGCCTGATCCACCGTCATGTGAACGCCCATTTTGGAAGCATAACCCAGGAGACCGGTCGCATCCGCCTTTTCGGATGCTGGTTGACCCGCTCCGAGTCCAAAACCGCAGCCGAGGACTGGGGGTTTGCCGAAGATGCGGTTCGTCTTGTCGCCTGCCATGAGGCGGGCGAGCTCTTCGCCATAGGAGCTGCCGTAATAGTCGGCCGCAAAGACGAGATAGGGGTCCCTGCCTTCCCTGTAGATCGTCTGGATGGCGGTGTCGCCGGTCACCCAGCCAAGGACTGCGTGCTCGATCGAGGCCAGGTCGGCATCGATGACGACCTTTTCAGGATGGGTCGGCTTGATGACAGGCCGGACGCATGCTGCCAGCGCGTCCGATGCATCACCGTAGATCATGCCCATGCTCGCAGCATCGAGGTCGGTGATATTGTCCGCGATTTCTTCCACACGGTCGGCCAGAAGGGCAGGGGGGTTGATCAGGTTTTGCGGCTGATAGATCTGCCCGCTCCAGCGTGCCGACCGGGAAGCCCCCGAGAATTTCAGGGTGTGCCGGAGGCGGTCATCAGGATCGACGGCGCGTTCGATCGCGGCGAATTTTGCCAACGCCGACCTGGACGAGGCAAGTCTCAGCATGAGGCCGCGCCGCAGCCGGGGCGTTCTGGCATCTTTAAGCGCAGCCTCGACCGTCGATCGCTTCATATCTCGTCCGCGGTAGCCCACGCTTCGAAGCCAGCTCATCAGGTTCGTCGGACTGATGCTGTCCAGGCCGGTCAACTCCCGCATCTCGGCATCAACCTGTTCGCCGAGCTCGGCTCCGATCCGGATCGCTGCCCTGGTCGCAGCCATGTCGACGGGCAGCCCCTTGGCGTTGATCGTCTGATCGATACCATAGAGCTGCCACTCGTCCTCTAATGGCATGACGTTGGCCAGCCGGTCTAGGATGGTCTGCATGATCGAAAGATCCCGCGCCATGTCGGTGATCAGGGCTCCTGAAATGCGCTGATCCTTCTCGGCAGATGCGCGAGCGGCGAAGGACAGTCCGGCATCGATGTCGAGAGCTTTGGCCGCCGACTTAATGTCCGACGGCAAGGCGGAGAGCGACAGCAGCGCCGACATGCAGCGCCAATTCGGCTGCCAGGACGGTCCGATGATGCCGGTTTTCGCAAGGCAAAGGCGGGCCACCGTTCCATGGGGTGCCCATATCTCATCTGCAGACTTCAGGGCCGTAAGGAGTGCAGTGGGGACTTCCTGGGAGCCTGGCTTCCAGGAGAGAAGGTCGTCACCAACCTTGACCAGAACTATGCGCAGCTCGAACTGCTCGTCATGGATGAAACGGGACGGGCCCGCTTCAGACAGGTCTGCTCCCGATACTGCGGATGTCGTTATGAAGAGGCGCTTCATTGTGTCGCTCCCTGTTCTATGAAATCGGATGCGCGAACGCGGAGGTTGCGGCGAACCAGCTGGCCGCCTGCTTCCAGGAACTTCACCCCGAGAAGCTCGGCATAAATGCCTGGGGGGATGCTGTCGCCGAGCGTCGCGTAATACGTCTGTATGATCGCGTAGACATGGGCGCCGGGCTGGAAGATGTGCGGATCGGCTGCAGCACCAGCCTGGTCATAGAGCCCTGGCTGAGATCTGCTTGAGGCCCGGACGACGAACATTCCGGCGCAACCTGGCAGGATTCCATGCCTGTCGGTCAGGGTATTGCCCGCGACCACGAAGGAGTAAGCGGGTTTCCCGCCGAGAGCCGCCTTGATCTCAGCCTCCTTGTCCGATGGCAGGACCTGCGGACGGATGACGTCGAGATATGCCCGGATGTGGTCTGCCTTCTCTCTCTCGGCCGGGATCTGCGGATCGAGCGCGATCGTGATGCGAAATTTCGCATCACCGCCCCCCCGGACCACGGGCTCATCCAGGTCACCCGAGATGAGACGGGCACGCGGTATGTGGATCTTCTCACCAATCTTCATTGCCGCCCCCTCAATGGATATTTTTATTCGGATTGGCAATTGATCCGGCGGAGGCCAGGAAGTTGCTTCGAGCGTCGGCAGCCTTGAGTTCGCCGATGGTCGCCACCCCAAGCTGATCGAGGACCGCTTTCAATGCGGCGGATCCAGAGGATTTCACGATGCTCATAGCAGCCGCCCGCAAGTCGGCATCCGTCACCGGAGTTGCCACGACCTCATTACTTGAGGGATTTCTCTTGATATTTTCCAAGAGCGTCTCAGCTTCCGCAAGCATGTCCCGCATGCGGGATACGATATCGCGCAGCTCCTGTTCGTTCGTCGTCATTGCCGTGTCGAGCATCTCGAATTCCTTCTTTCTGGCAGTGCTTTCGCTTCACATGAGGGAAACTGTGATGCTCCTGCGAAAAAGCAACCAAATATTTTTGCACCAAAAGAGAATTTTTCTCATTGAATTTTCTTCAGCCTGGTCGATATCCCAATCGTGAGGCGGGAGATCCGCAAGAAACACAGGAGAAAATCACGATGACCGACATGATCCAGACGCCTGCTGGGCAGACCGCCACGGACCAGGAAGCACCCCACCCTCTGCGTGTGGTCTGCTCCGATCTTTTCATGCCTCTAGGTTACACGACGGCCTACTACCGGCTGGATGTCGCGGCCCTTGCCGAGGATGCGGGCCTGCATAAGCGGTCCATTCTGAACGCTCTGTCCTCGGGCACCATGTCCGCCGCCACCGCCTATCGCCTGACCAAGGTCTATTTCGACCGGACGGGGCAGGCGCTGGAGTTCCCGCTCCTGGACCGGTTCGTGTCCTGAGCGGCAGCCAACAAGAAACGAACGTGAAGCAGAAGACAGGGAAGATCGAAATGGAAAATCTGGACATCAGGCTCGAGATCGCGACCGGCACGCACCGCGGCAAGGTCACCAATCATGTGATGACATGGGGGCAGATCATCGATCTGTTCTCTAAGGTCGAGCGCAAGGAGATCACGGTCGCGGAATATCAGGCGCTTTCGAAAGACGAGCGCGACGAAGCCAAGCGGGGGCCGTATTTTACGGGCGGGCACTATCGCGACGGCGTTCGTCACGTGACGCATATCGATGCGCGCAGCATGCTGACGATCGATATGGACGCGATCACCGACCTGGATCTGGTCGAGACGATCAAGATGGGGATCTTCCCCGACCTCGAGGCCGAAGCCTTCGTTTACTCATCCCGATCCCACACCCCGGAAGCTCCTCGCCTCCGGATCGTCCTCCCTCTTACCAGGCCCGTCGACCCGGTGGAATTCTCCCATCTCTCCAGGATTGTCGCGGCCCGGATCGACCCCGACCTGACGCAGACGGACAAGCTCTCCACGAGTATTGCCCAGATCATGTATCTGCCGACCGTCAACAAGGATGGGGAGTTCATTTCGTCTCGTGTTGTTGGTCCGATCATCGACCCGGACGCCTGGCTGGCTGGGATCGACCTGAACGAGGGTTCGTCTTGCCTCTTCCCAGGTGAGCGCGAGATTGCGAGACGCACCGGTGTCATCCTGGGTGATCCGCGTGAGAAAAAGGGTATCGTCGGGGCTTTCTGCCGCACCTATCCGATCTCGCGCGCTCTGATCGAGCTGATCCCCGGCGTCTATGAGCCCGTCTCAGCGGATCGTTATACCTATGTGGCAGGATCCTCGTCGAACGGCGTGCAGGTCTATGATGATCGACTGCTCTACTCCTGGCACGGGACCGACCCGGTCTCCGAGCAGTGCGTCAACTCGTTCGACCTGGTCCGTATCCACAGGTTCCGCCACCTGGATGCGGATGCTCCTGCCGGAACCGCGATCAACCGCCTGCCGTCGTTTGCCTCGATGGTCCGGGAATACGGGGAGGATGCGGAGATCCTGGAAGAATGGAAAGACAAGGGAGCGCCGCGCGTGACGGCGGACGATTTCATGGATGCGAAAATCGAACAGGTGGCTGAAGTCGAGCCTGCCGGTGAGCTTCTTGATGCCGAACTGGTAACCATGCTGGGTGTGAGCGCAGAGGATTTTTCCGACGCCGCATCCCCGACTGTCTCGGCCGCGGATTTCGAACTGCCGACGGCCGCCACGGCCGATGATTTCGAGGTGGAGGTCCAAGCCGCGCCTGCCGCCGCGGCGATCGGCTTCGATCATGACGGGATCGACGAGCTCCTGGCGGTCGATGCGGATGCATCGGCATCCTGGCAGGATCACCTGACCTATACGCACCGGAAGGACTCCAAGGGGGTCGTGACGGAGAGCATCATTGATGCGACCGAGGGCAACATCAGCATCATCCTGCAGAACGACCCCGTCACGGCCGGTGCTATCGGGTATGACGGGTTCCAAGGCCGCATGATGCAGACGAAGCCAATCATTTTTCCGCATTATGGCGCCGCCCAGGCTCCTCTTCCACGCGGCGAGGCCCTGGAAGTCACGGACTCCCTGTCGCGCAGCATCCTGACCTGGATCCAGGCGAGGAAAGAAGATGGGGGATGGGGTCTCAAGCCTGCCAAGGGCGTGACGGATACCGCTATCCAAGCCGCGGCCGACAAGCTGAAATATGACAGCCTCATCGACCGGATTACTGCAACCGAATGGGATGGTGTCGAGCGTCTGGATACATTCCTGCCCGATTACACCGGCTGCGAAGACAATATCTATACCAGGGAGGTGAGCCGCCTTTTCCTGCTCGGCATGGTCGTCCGGGCCATGGAGCCTGGCCACCGCTTCGACCATATGCTTGTGCTCGAAGGCCCCCAGGGCCTGCGGAAGACGACGATGGTCGAACGGATGGGGATGGGCATGTTTTCGACCCTCCGTGAAGGGGACATGAAGTCCACGAAGACCATCATCGAGAAAACACTCGGTGTTTGGGTGTGTGAGCTCGGCGAGCTTGCAGCTCTCCAGGGTATTACCGGCGAGCAAATCGCAGCTTTCCTGTCCGATACAAAGGACAGGGAGAGAATGGCCTATGCCAGGTTCTCCCAGACCTTCCAGCGCCGCGCTGTTTTCGTCGGGACGACCAATTCGAAACTGCCCTACCTGACCAAGCAGACGGGTAACCGCCGCTTTTGGCCGATTGTCGTGAAAAAACTGATCGACACCAATGCTGTTGAGGAAATTATGCCGCAAGTTATTGCTGAGGCACTGGTCCTTTATCGGGAAATGCGGGAGGCATCACCTGATTTGAGAAAACTCCTGGATCTTAGCATGTCGCCAGAAGCTGAGGAGATTGCGCTCGAGGTCCAGAAATCCAGGACGAAAGTCGAAGAAGAGGATCTCTCGGCCGGCGTCACCGGGTGGCTTATGCGCGAGGTCGACCCCAACGACACTGACGCAGCCTGGGCTCCTGGCGCCGTCGGCACTGTCGAGATCGGAGGAAAGATCAGGACAATGCGCAGGCTGTTCCAGACAGGACATGTGTGGAAGGAGGTAATGGGGAACCAAGGCCTCCCCCCTCAACGGGACGCCACCGCGATCGGCAAAAGTCTCCAGCATATCGACTTCTTGGAGTCCAGCGGAGGCAAGAGGATGAGCTGCAGGGGGTTTGGTCAAAACACATACAGGATCGTCAACCTGGAGAAGCTTGCCGTCGAGGTCGAGAAGGCAGCTCACGAGCAAAGGATCTCTGTAGACGATCTGCTGCGCCTCCACTGATATTCTCTTTTCATGCAGTATTTCATGCGGCGCCTGTGCGCCGCATGTCCATTTTCAGTCCCGAAAAATCCGAGCACCACGTGTCTATAAGGAAACCCCAAAAAATTTGGAGCATCCGGGGGCTCGGCGTCGCCCCCGGTAAACCGGATCGGGGAGGGGGCCCATCAGACCCAGGGTGGCTCAGTCGCGCATCTTGTGACCAGCTTCCTCGGCGAGGCGCAGGATCTCCAGGAAGCCAGCGACCTCCTCCTCGACCTGGTGTGACGGGGGCTTCGGCGGCTCAAGGCCGCGGATAGCCAGTGCATTGAGCAGCTGGCCGGTGCTGTCGACATCCAGGGCCTTCATGGCTGTCTGCTGGTCGATGCGACCAGCGGCATAGCCTGCGCAGATGTCGTCCTGGGTCATGGCTATCTCATTGAGATGATGGTCATACTAGCATACCGAAGTTGGTGGCAGTCGAGAATGCAGGGGATGTCGAGGAATGCAGTTTTTAATCAGTTCGGACCTCGAAGCCGGAAGCAGTCCACAGATCAAGCGGATCTTGTCTGGGAAGGACGTCCGGATCGCTTCGGCATTTCTCGGCAGCGGCGCGGAAGACGTTGTCCAGGCCGGGTCCAGGCTGATCTGCGATATCGGCATGGGTGGCACGAACCCCCACGCATTGAAGGCGCTTTCCGAGAAGCTCGGCGAAAACCTGAGATGGCTGCCCGACTTCCATGCGAAGGTATACCTTTCGGACGAGGGCTGCGTCGTCGGCTCGGCCAATCTTTCGAGCCGCGGAGTGGGCTTCCTTTCGCCCGCCAGGCTGATCGAAGCTTCAGTCCTCATGGACAGCAATGAGGAGGCGGCCCGGTCAGCAGCCGATTGGTATGAAGTCGCGTGGAATGAGTCTTCCATCGTCGGCCCCAGGGAAATCGCCTGGGCCCTTGCTACCTGGAACTCCGACAAGCGCGGTGCCCCGGTCGGGAAGCGGAAATACGGATCCTTCCTCGAGGCGCTCGAGGATCAAACGGGCGTCGCGCGCGAATGGAAGTATATCCTCACCAGGGAGCAGTTGAGCCCTGGCTTCGCAAAGGCAGCCGCCGAAAAGGAGAGCGAGATCATCCGCGCGGCAGGATGGCAGCCTGAAGGCAAGATCGACGTCTATGCCAATCTGAAGGGGGCCGACGACATGGGCGGTTACTATATCGGCCTCCATCGCGGGGGCGGCGGCCGGCTGCACCTGCTCGCGCTGCGTTTCATCGGAAAGATGGACCTGGAGGATATCGATGATGAGGATGGCTCTGGCACCGCATACTATTTCGCCATTCTTCCCTGGTCCGTGACCGGAATGCCGAGGCTTGAGGATGCAGATCTGAAGGCAAAAAGCGACCTCAGCTCCGCCATCCGTGACGCCAAAAGGAAGAGATTTGGTCGCGCGATCGATGCTGGGAAGTTTGCCGGGGTGCTCAGGGCGGGAAAATAATTTCTATTTAAGTGAATTATTTTTGCTGGCTTGTGTAGATTTTTTCCTGCGTGGGCGTATATCCTCATCAGGACGAGGCGAGCAGCGCCCGGCCGGTGAAGCAAAAGGCCAAGAGGGCCGCCCTGGAAGGAAGATCAAAATGGCACAAATGACAGCAACAGCTCTGATCGCAGCTCTGGAAGCCCGCGCGGCGCTGGTCACGGAATGGGATTTCAAAGTCTCGTCGGACCTGGACGAGGACGGGGATGGCAGAGTCCAGTTGTCAGTCTACTACGACGAAGATCGCGAAGGCGGCGTCGAGGGCTACCCCGTCCAGGACGAGCCGTTGAACGCGTTCGGCCCCTTGGCACGCGAGTTCTACGACAGCGGCATGATCAACGACGATCATGGGACGGTGTGCCAATGGATCGACTGGCGCATCGAAAGCGGTCAGGTCGCCTGACCTGACCGGGATGAGGCTGCGGAGAAACCCGGCTTTTCCCGATCATCTCGTAAAGCCCCTCAGGGCTTCACCGGCTGATCGCTCTTTCGATGATCGTCGCGATCCTCGACAGCTCCGCCACCCTCCGGCCAGGATCCTCGATCCCGGCGCCGCGCCACCATGCCGTCCGCAGCATGTCCCGCTTCGGATGGCTTTCTGTCGCCAGAATAAGGGCCTCCTGGACATCATGGGATCGTCTCGGATCATCATCAGCAGCCCCTGCAGCCGCCGCCAGGATCGTCTGGATGGCGGCTTGAAGGCGCTCGCGGCCCGCGATCTCCTCGGACCAAGCGCCGCCGAATGCGACATTCCCGAGCTGTCCCTTTCTGTCCATTTTGCCCTCTTGCAATGCGAGAACAAACATAGAACATCGGTGGTCCTGAGACCATCCACAAGATTCAGCCCCATGGACCTCCTGCGCGTCCTTTATATCGACATGAACAGCTTCTTCGCGTCCGTCGAGCAGCAGCTCGATCCGCGGCTTCGCGGCCGTCCGGTCGCGATCACGGCCGTGGATGGTGGTCATGGTGCATGCGTGGCGGCGAGCTATGAGGCCAAGGCGCATGGGGTCCGGACCGGCACCCTGGTCAGGGACGCGAAGCGGCTCTGCCCAGAGATCGTCTTTCTCCCCAGCAGGCATCGACTCTATGTGCGCTACAATCTCGCTGTCGCGGATGTCCTGGATCGATTTGCGGAACTCACCAACATCAGGTCGGTCGACGAGTTTCAGATCGCCCTCTCGGGGGAGGCCATGCATCCCGATGGGCTTGCCCCGTTCGTAGCCAGGATGAAGGCTGCAGTAGCCGACGAGGTCGGCCCGTGCCTGCGCTTCTCCGCCGGGGCTGGACCCAATCATCTTCTCGCCAAGATTGCCGGGAAATTGCAGAAGCCGGACGGGTTTCGCTGGCTATGGGGCGACAACATGCCCGGAGCGATATCGCACCTGGCCCTGGACGACCTGCCAGGGATCTCTCGAGCCATGAAAGAGCGTCTGTTCAGGGCAGGGGTCTACGATGTCGAGCGGCTTTATGGGCTCGATCCTCGTCATGCCCGCCAGATCTGGAGATCTGTCGAGGGCGAACGGTTCGTGCGGATGCTCCAAGGCATGGACATCCCCCTAGTCGAGACGGTCCGGGGCGGATTTGGGCAAAGCAAAGTCCTGGGGCCGGAGTTCCGGAGACCCCGGGAGGCCTACCTGGTCAGCCGATGGCTGATCGAGAAGGCGACGATGAGGCTTCGTCGGGAGGGCAGAGTGGCTGGGGCGTTTTCTGTGACCATCTCGCTCCTCGAGGGTGCCCCCTGGGCACGATCAGTGACCTGCGCGCCTGCCCAGGACACCCCCAGCTTCCTGCGGCTGAATCGTGCCCTTTGGCGCCAGGCTTGGCTACACATCCGCTACCACAAGATCATCTCGATTGGGGTGCACCTGGGCAAGGTGGACCTCCTCGATGCCCGGCCCGGAGACTTTCTACTCGGAATCGAGCCTGGGCGGCCTACCGCCGCCGAGAAGCTTGCCTCAGCCCTGGACCACCTGAACGCCCGCTTCGGCATGGGCACGATCCGATACGGCTTGAACCGGCCGCATGAGGGCTTCTTCGAGAAGGGCTGAACCCGAAAATGTCAGCCGGTTCCTGGTGTCAGGCTAATGCGCCGATATTTGCCAGCCATGAGCTGCGCATATCGACTCTTCCTGCTGGGTGACCTTGTGGGAAATGAAATCACTCGGACCGCAAAAAGGCAGGCCAAGGGCGTGGATCAATGCCGCATCATATGTGCCACTGAGCAACAGGATCCCTTCCGCCGCGAGCCGGTTTCGACTTCCGCGCGGACCATCAGCCCTTATCCGCCTCATGTAATCCTTTTGAGCCGCGGCCTCCTCGACGATCCGGCGGGAAATGACGCGATCGGTGACGCCCCTGAAAAGCTCGACAAGCTTGTCGTTACCGGTCCTGGCCGCGAAAATGGAATCCACCAGGTTCGAGGAGATGGTGCGCCAGAAATTCTGTTCGACAGGGTGGTCACGCAAGAGCCAGAGGATCTGGGTCGATCCGAATGCCGACACGCTCCTCTTCCCGTCCCTGTTGGCCCCGCCCGTCAGGTTCGCCATATCGGCATAGAAAATTCCCAGGAAACAGCGAGAATGCTGTTCATCGAGCGCCGCGAGAAGGCAGGCATGACCAACGGCTTCCTGGGGGATCATCCAGCTACCGGTGATCGTGAACTTCATGTCCACGTCCTCGCCGCCGATGATGAAGTCCAGTCGACCCTTCGGGACCTGCATCTTCGCCCGCATGAGAATTTCGACGCGCGTGCCGAGATAGGTCTTCTCGGTTTTCTCGAGCTGGCCGTATGACCGGCGGCGGGTATTCACGGTGTCGATGACATCATCGACAACCTTGCGAAGCATCCCGGGAAACCAGGTCGCCGCCTCCGCCCGCCCGCCCAGGTGCCGTTCGACCTCTTGCCCAAGCCTTGTCAGATCACCGTAGCGCGGATGACCAGGAACGATCAGGCTGGGCGCGGGTGACCTCATGCCGCGGCATAGATCCGCTTCGATCTGATTGCGACAGCAATCTGTCGGCCCACCGCCTCCGCGACCGGCGGCGGGAAGGCATTACCCACCTGCCGGTATGCATGAGTTTTCCGGCCGTGGAATTGCCAGTCGTCAGGGAAACCCTGCAGGCGGGCCACCATCCGGATGGTAAGCCTGGGCATCCCGACGAAGTCCTTCTCGGGCGCCTCTTCGGCCAGCGTCTTGCCATTGACGCCCAGGGTCGCCCAAGCCGCCCGTGCGCGGGTGGGGCCAAGATCGGGGCCGCCGTGCTTCTTTGAGCCGCCGACAATCGTCGGAGCGATTTCGTCGGCCCGCTCGGCCCAGGCACGGGCGCCCGGCCAACCCTTCGCGGCCATGAGGTCACCGAGGACCTTGCCGACGGTCGGGGGGTTGTGATGCCGTTCCTCGGGCCACTCAAACTTGTCTGCGATGTCTTTTTTGACGGCCACGATGACCACGCGGGGGCGGAGCTGCGGGACGCCGAAGTGAGAGGCGTTCAGAAGACGCCAATCAGCCACGTATCCGAGCTTGATCAGCTTCTTCTTCAGGGATTGCCGGTAGTCGACGAAGACCGCATCAAGGAAACCGCGCACGTTCTCGAGCATGACCGCCTGGGGGCGGATCTCATCGACCAGGCGCAGAGCTTCAGGGAACAGGTCGCGCTCGTCGTCCTTGCCGAGCTGCTTGCCTGCCACGGAGAACGGCGGGCACGGGACGCCGCCTGCAAGGAGCTCCACACCGGCGAAGGGCTTGCCGTCAAAGGTGCGCAGATCCCCCTCGCGGACGTCCCAGGTCGGGCGGTTGAGGCGTAGCGTCTGGCAGGCATGTGTGTCGATTTCGACGAGGGCGTCGTGGTCGAAGCCCGCCCGTTCAAGACCGAGGGCTTGGCCTCCTGCACCTGCGCAAAGCTCTACTGATCGCATGACTGCTCCCCTCGTTTTTTCGGCATCTTATGTGCCGCAGCGCACGATTTGAAGGGCCAAAGATGCGGTTGGAACACTCTGCGGGATGGGATGTCCTAGTGAGAAGGGCTGGCTCAACACCGGCCCTTTCTATTCTAACCTTTTGTCCTACTGCTCAAGACACCCGGTATGCGCTACACGAGCGCATTCGCAGGGAGATTTGAATGACGAATGGTTTTCGGATGACGGCGCTGGCGTTAGTGGTCGGCATGGCAGGCACGAGCGCGCAAGCGGAGAGCCGTATTGTTGGATTTGGGAATCTGTCCTGTTCAGACATCGAGACGTATCTTCACGACCCTCTCGCTGGTCAAGTGCTCGCCTTCTGGGCACAGGGATACCTGTCGGGAGTCAATGTAGTTATGGCGCAAACCTCCGGAGTCGAACGAGACCTCGAGCAATTTTCCCGCACCGACGCCGCAGTTGACGCCCTCAAGGCTTCTTGCTCGGATCGTTCCGACCAGCGCATCGCCTCCCATCTCATCAAAATCTACGGGACGATGCCGCCGACAGGACCTTGACGGCTAAGGGGATCAGGCCCTGTATCCCCGGCAGAAGGTCCCACGCAAAGCCGGGATTCGGTGACCGTGGAGATATTGATACAAAGTTCTTCAGCGCTCATTCGATTGCACCCGCTCAATGAAAAAACGATTATTGAAATAAAAAGATGATTGAAAAGGCGAGGAGAAAATACCCTTCAAGCAATCAGATCCAGGAAGAACAAAGAGAAGATAGAAATATCCAAGAAAGAAGGAAAAAAGAAAGGCCGAAAAGAATGAAACCTTTGGTCTGAATATGGATCACATCGACCTGATACGATCCGAATGTGGATCATTCATCACGGGGTCGCATGAGTTCCTCCGCCTCGGCCCGGTCCATCGCCTCTTTATGGGGCTGCCACCATTCCCAGAGGTGGTCAAGGCGTGGCTCCAGGGATGGCCAGATTGCCCGCATGGCGTCGCGGGATGGGCCTTGTGGACTTGTCCGCCAGCCCAGGTGCGGATTCTTGACGACAGTGCCGGTGATGACGCCCTTCATAGCCTCCATGGCTGTGACCGTCCGTGCCTCCGACCAGGCGGCAAGGTCTTCCAGGGGGCGTCCCAAGGCCGACCATTGAGCTTCAGTGAAGTCGGGGTGGTCTGAGCGCTCCAGCCGACCATCCAAGGCTGCCTTGATCACCCCCAGGTATCTCTCGATCTCTGGACGGTCTTCCTCGTCTGACATCGGCTTTCCTCCTGGGGTGGCCTTTCCTGAACATACTGGGAGATGCGTTTATGGGGTAGGGGTTGCTTTTGTATCAATGGGATAGCATGCGAAAAACGAGGCCTTTGGGGATGTTCACATGCATTGGGGAGACGCCTTATTCTTAGCATTTCCTTTGTGCAGCCAAGAGCGATGTCTCCGGAACAGGGTGCTGGAGTGCCCGATCCGCCTCATAGGGCTTAGTTATCCACAGGCCTTCTTGATTCATAGATTCAAGATTCAAAGATTCAGGGCTGATTCCGCTTTCGTCATCAATAGGTTACCTGCTGAAAAACGAGGTTTCTGGGGCGAGCGACGAGGTATTTGGGGCGTAGAACGAGGAATCCGGGTCGAAAAACGAGGTTTCTGGGGATGGCTCAGACACTGCCGGTCATCTGTGAATAATGGATCTTCGTCGTGCTTTCACATGCTCAGATGATCTTAAAACGAATCAACTTGCCCCGTCATCCTCGTTATAGCATCCTGCCGGGAAACCTCGATTCGAGAAAAACGAGGAATCTGGGGAGTGCTTCGGCGGCTCCTGACTAAAAACGAGGAATCTGGGGGGAGTAGGCATGGTAGATCAATCTCTTCCGACGCGCGTGTTCGATCTGAAGCCGGTCTATGGGGAGGCGATCAAGCCATCCGAACTGATCCAGATTACTGGCCACCAGAACCTCACCCTCAGCGCCCGGCGGGCGATCACGATCCTTTGGCACAATGCGCATCGCCAAGGTATTGAGGAGGGAAAGTATTATACCATTGAGTTGGCGGATCTACGGACGGACGGGCACAAAGGGAAGGACACGATTGAAGACTCGATAGAGGTTCTGATGCAGACCGTCCTGAAGATGAAGCTGAAAGGTAAGGCTGTTCGTCGTGTGCAGTTCCTGGGCGGGAACGACATGGACGATCCCGGCCGCCCGTCCGGGACTTTGAAATACAGCTTTGACCCGCTGCTAGTGGATATACTGCGAGACTCTGCTGTCTGGGGAAAAATTGCGATCCCGGTCTTAATGGCCTTTTCTTCGAAATATGCCGTTTCTCTCTACGAGCATGCATGTCAGTGGACTGGCTTACAGCACAAGCTCGTCCAGGATTTCACCCTTGATGAGCTGCGCCTCATGATGGGGGTCGAGAAGGGAAAATATTCTGCGTTTGGCGATTTAAACATCCACGTCCTCAAGCCTGCTGCTAAAGAGATCAATGCCCTAGCACCTTTTAACGTCCAGATTTTGCCCGTCAAAGAGGGTCGCCGCGTTGTCGGCGTAAAGATCGGCTGGGGCAGGAAGAACATCGAGGAACTCCAGGAAGCCTTCAGGGAGAGCCAAAGGTCGAAGGTTGGACGCAAAGCGCGTTTGTCGGGGCTTGCGGAAGCTGTCGTAGGGGCGGTGCCAAGCTTGAGCAGCCACTCCCGGGCGGCACGGCTCACGGCCAGGAAAGATGTGGATCGTGTGATCGATGACGGCGATGAGCCGTCATCTTCTTGACTAAGTCGGCGGTGATCACTCGGAGACGGTCGTCGGGCCGGTGGCCAGCGTCTCGTCGCAGTCCCGCGCGGCGAGACTGGAACGCAGGAGGGCAGGGGGCGCCGTGATTGATGATGGGGACACCGCCAGGTGAAGGATCACGAAATCAGGCCGCGCTGTAGGATTTCCACCTCTGTCCCAGGCGGGACCTCCCAAGGGTAGCCAAAGGAGACGTTCCGGACGACGGTGTTGCCGACCATTGCCTCGCTGCGGTGGTGAGTATGCCCGAAAAGCCAGGCATCCGGTTGATACCGATGAATGAACCCAATAAGGTCCGAGGCATATGCGGGCTGTGCGCAAGCGTCCTGGGACGCCGCCAGGGCAGGGTGTGGCGCATGATGTGTCACGACGATTGTGCGGCCTCTGAACGGCCGTTCCAAGGCCTTCCCGAGCCAGGATAGGTGGTCTCGGTGAATAGCCGCGGTGTCCCCCGGTGAAATCATGCGATCGTCCCGGCCGCGGATCTGCTTGTAGTCGTTCATCCACTTCTGGGCACCCATTTCTCCGATCAGGGCGTCGCCGTGGAGCGCAAAATCGGTCCACAGGGTGCAGCAGAGGACCCGGTCTCGGCCCACGATGATCTCCGACTTCTGTGCAAGCCTGCCACCTGCGGAAATGCAGATCTCAGCAAGGGTGTCCTCGTCGTCAAGGACATGCCCGTAATAATCGTGATTCCCGGGAATGATATGGAGCTTCCCAGGGCCGACAAGGTGCGCGAGACGCTCCAGGTGGCGCGGCCAGAGCTGCACCGGATCATTGGACAGGTCGCCGGCGATGATGAGAGCGTCCAGGTCGGCCAGGATTGCCGCATCGAGACCGGCGAGCGGGTCTCGCCCTGCGGCGGCCCAGACATCGAGGTGCGGGTCGGCTATGATGAGGGTGGACATGGTGATCCTGTCGGTGAGCGCATAGTAGGTGAAGGGCACATACTAGACACCTACTACCCGACCTGCTAGAGATTTTTGTGTTCTATATCAAGATTCTAAGGGAAGAATCTGACCACCTAGCAGGTTAGCAGGTGGTTTCGCAGACTTCTATAGAGCTGAAAAATAGTTTCTACCTCCTATAGGAGTTTGTTTTTCACCTACTAACCTACTAGATTTTGAAATACCCCACTGATAAATAACAATAAAACAGGCTAGTAGGTGCCCTAGTAGGTGGGTAGTATGTGCCCTCCACCTACTAGGCGCCGACTACGAACGGTGGTGTGCCTTGGAAGACAAATGTTACATAATAACGGTTATCACCATTCCGTGAGCGCTTTGGCGGGGGCCTCCAACGGAAGGAAAAGGTGATATCCTCGCCTCGAATAGCTATGAAGGGTTCCATCAAGTCCAGGAACGCCGTAAAAAGGTCTCGGCGTCATTCGACAAAGGGCATTGCGTTAATATCCTGGAGACCATGCAATGCCACGCATCCCGTTCATCGAAGCTAAATTCGCAAGAGATGATTATAAGCACGACCTGCTTGTCGATCGTTTCGAAAAATATCTGAAGCAGCTCCGGCGATCAAAGACTGCAGATATTGCAGGCGAGGACGCAAATGCGGATGATTATAGTCTTCCGGAGCTTTTTGACGGGTCCGATACCGTCGCATTACGCAGAGCCGATCAGACCAAAATCGCACGCCGGGTTTCGAAGCTTGTCAATGCGCACCTGGCAGCTACCGGAATAGATCACCTAAGCGATAGCGACAAGAAGCGCCTGGTCGGCTTGCGGGATGGCGTCGAGATTGTCGCTATCGAGAGCGAAGCTCGGGCAGATGAGATCGCTGCCGACCTGCATGCGGACATGCCATGGATGGCACCGGCTACGACAGTCGTCTGGCATGCCCTGCGGCGTTCCGTCCGGGAGGGATGGACTGGCGTGCGCCTACCCCCGCTCCTTCTCTCTGGCCCGCCCGGGATCGGTAAATCACATTTTGCCCGGCGCCTCGCAGGGCTGGTGGGCACGTCGACAGACGACATTGAAGCAACCCACGAGACGGCGGGTTTTGGTATTTCTGGGTTGCAGAAGGGCTGGGGGACAGCGAATCCCGGACGCCTGCTCGAGCTGATCCTGAAGACCCGGATCGGTAACCCTATCATTGTCATCGACGAAGTGGAGAAAGCGGGAGTTATGGTGGCGAAGAGTGGCGAGCGACACACGCTGGCGGATGCTCTCCTGCCCTTACTTGAGCCGCTTTCAGCAAAGAGCTGGTCCTGTCCATACTTCCGGGTCCGCTTCGACATGTCCTGGGTCGGCTGGGTGATGACCGCCAATGATCATACTCGGCTCCCTGCCCCGCTCCTGAGTCGATGCCCGCCGGTCGTGCTGCGCGATCTTACGCTTGCCGAGGTCTCCCAACATATTCGGTTCGAGGGGAAGCGACGCGGGCTCTCGCATGTCGCGATCGATGCGACCCTAGAAGCGGTTGAGCGACATGCCGGTCGGCATCGCATTGATCTGAGATTGGCCGGGCGGCTCCTGGATCGCGCTGTGGACCTGCAGGACGGGCCGGTCTTGAACTGACATGGAGGGCAGAGGGGTGGGAGTTGGGCTCGTCCAACTAGTAGGTGAAGGGCACATACTAGCCACCTACTAGGGCACCTACTAGCCAATTTGTCTTTACTTATCAGTGGGATATTTCCAAATCTAGTAGGTTAGTAGGTGAAAAAACAAACTCCTATAGGAGGTAAAAAACTATTTTCAGTTCTATAGAAGTCTGCGAAACCACCTGCTAACCTGCTAGAGAGCCGGATTTTGAATGTAAGTTGTTGGTGTAGAATGGAAATAATTCTAGCAGGTCAGGTAGTAGGTGGGTAGTATGTGCCCTCCACCTACTAGGTGGCGGTGGCAGAGCAGGAGGCATGACCACGCCGGGAGATAAAGCGAACACCCCTCGAGATGGGCAAGGGCCTGTGCGCAGCAAGGAACTGCTCACGGTCCTGGCCAGACTGGACCCGCTCGGAGCCGAGGACCAGATGCCCGACCTGGACGAAACGCTTCTCCCGGCCAAAGAAATTGACCTCAGATCAGGCGGCCGATGAACCAAGTTGGCCGTGGCCAACTCACCCATGCAAACCAATAATGCCAAGGATTCCGTGGAGATCGTCGATCTCATCTGCCTTGAGCAGCTGCACATTGCGACGGATCCTCACCGCCAGTAGCCCAGCCGCCCTTGCCCCAATGACGTCGGAGGCCGCGCTGTCGCCCACCATCAAGACAGCGCCAGGTTCGACATCAAGCCGCTCGCAGACCGCCTGGAAGAAGCGGCCTTCAGGCTTCACAGCCCCAATATCGCAGGAATAGCATTCGACATCGACAAACCCTTCCAGCAAGCCGCGCACCTTCTGGACGTAGGGCTGGGCGACATTTGACGCCAGGGCGAGCCGCAGTCCAGCCCGGCCTAGCCGCCGTAAAACCTCCTCAGACTCGGGAAACAGCGGGATCGAGGAGATTTCGATGGCCAGGTCGTCGGCCCAAGCTTCGCGCCAGACTGCCCCGCAGAGCTCTGAGAATTCCTGTAGCGACACGGGCACCCGGCGAGGATCCACCGGATATCGATCTCGTGTGCAGATCCCTGCAGCCTCAGCGATTTGGCGCCAAGGGTTCCTGGGCTCCTTCATCATCAGGAGGGTCCCAAAAACATCGAAGGCCACCGCCTGGGGCGGGATTTGCCATTGCGTCACGACTGGCCACTCACCTCGCGGACTTCGTGCAAAGAAGTCCCGGCGGGCAGCACAGCGATCATGTCACGCGCAGCATTCTTGATGACTGTTTCTGCGTCATCCCCTTCCACCGTCAGCGAGACCGCCAGGAACCCCGCTGATCCCGTGCCGACGAGAGCATCCTTGAATCCCGCCTCGTAGACGGCGTCGGACAGAGCAAATGCATCGCGCTCTCCATCGGGGAGCGCGAAAACCAGATCGAATGCGAATTCTTCTGCCATGGGCCCCTCTTCGAGTTTTCGGTCCCAGGTAACGAAAAAAACCGGCCATCCGCAAGGATGGCCGGCTTGGAGGTCTGTGAAGCAAAGAAGGAGCCCCGAGCTTCTCTCTCGGCGCATGATGGAAATACGCACATGCCGTGAAACTTCAACACCCGGGATACAGATTATTTCCGCCTCTCCTCGTCATCTGAAAAACAATGCATAAAAATGCACTGTTGATGCATTTAGCACGTTGCTTTTTCGCATGGCGAATTACTTTCCCTGATGAAGCAGGGAGATCACAAATGACATTCATGAGCAGCTCACCACAAAGGCCGGCCTGGATCGTAGGAGCCACCTCTTGGGGAATTCCCGTCATCGACGAGAAATCCCTCGCGAAATTCCTATATGAAAATGCGAAGCCGGAAACATTTTCGCATGAGACGCCATCGGCCATGGCGGAGAGGGTCATCGCCAGTATGGATGCCGTCCCGGCAACGTGGCCGGGACGGGTGTCCCGCGCATCCTGGCCGGTTCACCGTATGGCCCTTGCAAGGGTAACCACCGGCTTGCGCCAGTGCTGCGAGCGGGTTGCGAAAACTCTGCCAGGATCGCAAGCCCGGGTCGATGCCATCCTCGAAGCGCTCAAACTCACCCAGGCCGTCATTGATGCCAGGGCCTCGCGAGAGACGAGAAGCGGATTCATCGCGTTGATGGAATATATGCGGGACTACCAACCCGATCCTGCGCCGCCCCGACCAGGCCCTTGCTGTGCCCCGCCACCCGCAGACATCACGCGCAAAACGCAATCGTTCTTCCGGTCGTTACACACGGATATTCGCGACTACGAGGACCCCCTCAAGCATATCTGAACCGCCCTGGTTACCCTTAGTCCGCCCGCTCCTTCTCAGCAGACCACCACGCCTCCAGGGCTTCCATCTCTTTTGCCGCCTTCGGCGCAAGACGGGCCAGGTCGCGTGCGTCGGGGCCCCTGCCCTTCGTCTTCCAGGTCCCGTCATCAGCACGATAGACGTCTCCGGTGATCAGGCCACGCATGATCTCAGCAAGGGCCGGAATGTCCCGGCGCAAGTAGATCTCCAGCAATTGGGCCGCCTCGTCGTGGACTTGGATATCGAAGTCATCATCGCGCG